ACTGACCAGACTAGACTTGATGTGGGTACTTGTTAAAAGCTGTTGCTAAAAGGGTGGGCTAACAACAGCCATAGATGAACACATCCCTTATGGGCTTTCTAGGTGTATGTTCTAGATATTAGTGGTAGGTGGTATGTATTTCACTATGTGATATGTACCGTTCCCTACAGGTAATGGTAGTAGTTTCTTCACAGGACTTCTACCGTTACCTTCATAGACACTATAGACATACATTGGGATAGGTTGTTATGAGTAGCAATAAATGCTACCATACCACCTTAGCTAGGCTATGTTTGTTTATTACACAAACTGTGTTAGCATAAAGTATTATGAACTATTACACCCGACAAGAGCTAGATGACAGAGGTTTAACAAACACATACCCCTACAGTGTGGCTACACAGGCTTCACTAGCGTTACACAGAGGCTATGTAGATAAGATGCACCTATTCCACAGTGATGTTTATTATGTTAGAGCAGCACTGGAGAAAAACACAGGATATGTATTTCCCTTAGACAGAGTTGAAGATGCTATGAGAGCTGAGGGATGGAAAGAACACAGACACCTTCCAAGGAAGAAACAAGATGGCAACAAAGAAAAGTACAGTTAATGCTGCGAACAATTACACCAAGCCTACAATGCGTAAGGCGTTGGTAGCTAGGGTGAAGGCTGGTTCTGCTGGTGGAGATCCGGGAGAGTGGTCTGCTAGGAAAGCACAGCTTGTAGCAAAGAAGTATAAAGCTGCTGGTGGTGGTTACAAATGAAGCCTTCACAGAAGTCTTTAAAAGATTGGACAGACCAGAAGTGGACAACTAAGTCTGGTAAGCCTTCTGCTAAAACAGGAGAGCGTTATCTTCCTGAAGCTGCCATTAAGTCTTTAAGCTCTGCTGAGTATGCAGCCACCACTAAGGCTAAGCGTGAAGGCACAAAGGCTGGTAAGCAGTTTGTTAAACAGCCTAAAGACATTGCTAAGAAAGTGAGCAAGTTCAGATGATTAAAAAAGGCAGTGAAGAGTTTAGCGGGTATAACAAGCCTAAGGCTACGCCTAAGCATGCTACAAAGAGTCATGCTGTGTTAGCTAAAGAGGGTGACACAGTGAAGCTCATTAGGTTTGGACAGCAGGGTGTTAGTGGTGCTGGCTCTAGTCCAGACACTCCTAAGGACAAGGCTAGGCAGAAGAGCTTTAAAGCTCGTCATGCTGAGAACATTAACAAAGGTAAGATGTCTGCTGCATATTGGGCAGACAAAGTAAAGTGGTAACTACAAGGAGAAACTATGGCTACCGATGCAGAGAAAGTAAAGATGTACCGAGAGAAGGCTAAGGACACTACCATTCCTCAAGAGGTGCGTAACACCTACTTGGACAGAGCCAATGAGCTAGAGCGTAAAGCCTTTGAAGCCACTAAGGTTCCTGAGAAGAAGCTTGCTAAAGGTGGTGTTGCTTCTAAGAAGCCTATGCTTGCTATTATGATTGGTATTGGTAAGCCATCAAAAGCTCCTGCTAAAGGTAGTCCTGCTAAATATATGGAGTTTTCTAACAAAGGAAAACCAAAAGGCATGACCCCTGTTAAAGCAGCCCCTAAAAAGAAGAAGTAAATAGAAAGATTGTCTAATGTATTTGACAAGTAACATCCCATATTTTAAATGTTGGGTTAGAAAAGAGTTTACGAATGGACATCAAAACTATCATGGGGAATACATACATGCATTAGCAGTGGCTGTTACCACCATGCCTGATAGGTGTCTTAGCTTTCAAGTTATCTTCACTGGATGTGAAGCGGATGATGGTAGTCAACCTAATGTACATGGTGGTGCTATGTGGGCGAGGATGCCCATTACAGCTTTAGTTGGAGACATCCCTTTGGAAGTGTGGCCTGAGCGTATGAAGACTCACTTAGCACAGCCTTGGGATTGTAGTAGTTACAACCACAGTATTATTCGTATTGATAGAGCACAGCCTTCTCCTTGGCTATGCAAGATTAATAATGAGTTTCACACAGGGCGGTATTTATTTACAGTTGATTATGCCGAGAGTGAGGTGTCAGAAGATCCTTCACAGCATAAACAAAGTCATGTGTTGATGTTGACGGACGCAGGGGAATGGACAGGTAATATAGTGGCTCTACCTAACAATAGAGTTAGAGTTACCAGTCCAGCGTATTGGAACACTGGAGAAGGAGCACCCGACTTCCGTCCCAGTCAGTGGGCGCATTGTGCGGAACAAGATGATTCGTACATGGATGCTAATGTTACTTTTAATAACCTATACATGGAGAGTGTGAAATGATGAAAGCAAAGATGATGGCTACTGGTGGTATGACTAAAAAGGGATATGCTGCTGGAGGTATGGCTAAGAAGGGCTATGCTGCTGGTGGTATGCCTATGGTTGAAAAGGGTGGAATGAAAGTACCAGCTTTTGCTGCTGACGGAAAAGGCAAGATGGCTAAGGGTGGTGCTGTTAAAGCACCAATGAAAGCTAAGAAGAAATAATGGCTACTAAAAAGCAAACAGCTAAAGTGGCTAAGGTGATGGGGGAGTTTAAGGACGAAGGCTTGCACAGTGGTAAAGGTGGCAAGGTTGTTACCAACCCCAAGCAAGCCATTGCCATTGCCTTGTCTGAAGCTAAAGTGAAGCCTAAGAAGAAATGAACAAAGAACCTAAGGTTAGAAGTTTAGGAAAAGTGTTAACAGCGGGAGCTGCTAACACTATCTACACTTGTCCTGATAATTTTATTTCAAAAGTTGTCTTGTTGTTTGTTTCCAATCATGGGGGCAACAACAAGACGATGACTGTCAAATGGACTGATGTTAGTGCTGGTGAAAGCTACTTTATTATTGGTGGATTTGTGTTGTCTGCAAATGGCTTTTTAAAACTTGATACAAGCTACCTTGTTCTTAATCCCGGAGACACTGTTAGTATAACTCCAGAGGCTGGTGCAACCACCGATTCCACCATCACTGTAGAAGAACATTATGAACAAGGACTATTTTAATCATGGCTAAAAGAGAATTAAGCGAACAACAGAAGAGGTTCATTGAGGTGTTATTTGCTGAGGCTGGGGGCAATCCTCACAAGGCAAGGCAGCTTGCTGGCTATAGCGAAGGCTACAATACCAAAGTCCTTATGGAAGTTCTTAAGGAAGAAGTGATTGAGGCTACACAGCTTTACATCGCCATGAACGCCCCTAGAGCAGCTATGGCTGTTGTTAGTGGCATTGCTGACCCTACAGAGCTGGGCTTGAAAGAGAAGCTCAATGCTGCTAAGGATTTGTTAGACAGGGCTGGTTTGGTGAAGACAGAGAAAGTTCAGGTGACAGCACCTAACGGCATCATGATTTTGCCAGCCAAAGACAGCGGTGAGTGATAGAGATTTAGGGGCTTGGATATTACCCCAGCCCAAAGCAAAGGAAACATATGTTGCCATTCCAAAAATTAGAAAAACTATACCATTTGGTTATAGACAAGATGAAGAAGATGCTAACCTCTTGCAGCCAATTCCTACAGAGCTTGAAGCGTTAGAACTAGCTAAGAAACATTTAAAACAGTATAGCTCTAGGCAGGTAGCAGCTTGGCTTACCACCACTACAGGTAGAACTATAAGCCATGTGGGATTGTTAAAGAGAATAAAGACTGAAAGATCGCATGGACGAAAATCCGCTACTTACCGCAACCTTGCCACAAGGCTCCAAAAAGCCCTTGAGCAAGCGGAAAGGTACGAAGAGAAATCTAAGAGGCTCGGCAGGGAAGACCAAACAGGATACTTCGAGTCAGAACAGTACATCAAGCTCACCGAATATATCGATAGTAAGCTCGCCAGAGACTCCTCTAGCGACACCTGATGATAGGGAAGTATTGTTTAAGCCCAATGCTGGGCCTCAAACATTCTTCTTAGCTTCCTCAGAAAGAGAAGTGTTATATGGTGGTGCTGCTGGTGGTGGTAAAAGCTACGCTATGTTGGCAGATCCATTGAGGTATATGGTACATCCACAGTTTTCTGGGCTGCTTCTTCGTCATACAACAGAGGAACTTCGAGAACTTATTTGGAAGAGTCAAGAGCTTTATCCAAAGATTTACCCCGGCATCAAGTGGAGTGAGCGCAAGATGCAATGGGAAGCTCCGTCAGGGGCTAGACTGTGGATGTCCTACCTTGATAGAGATGAAGACGTATTGAGATATCAGGGTTTGGCGTTTAGCTGGATTGGTTTTGATGAGTTGACGCAGTGGCATACACCATTTCCGTGGAACTATATGCGTTCTAGGCTGCGTACAGCAGCGTCAGACCTACCAATCTTCATGAGAGCTACAACAAATCCGGGTGGTCCGGGCCATGCTTGGGTGAAGAAGATGTTTATTGACCCTTCTCAGCCCGGTAAAGCGTTTGATGCGACAGATATTGAGAGCAGTACTACCCTAGTGTATCCCAAAGGACACAGCAAAGAGGGGCAACCACTGTTTAAGCGTAGGTTTATCCCTGCTATGTTGACGGATAACCCCTATTTGATGCAGACAGGTGACTATGAGACTATGTTGTTGTCTCTTCCTGAGCACCAAAGGAAGCAACTACTAGAAGGAAACTGGGATATTGCTGAAGGTGCAGCCTTCACTGAGTTTAATAGGCAGATACATGTCGTGGAACCGTTCCACATACCAAGTAATTGGACTAAATTTAGGGCTTGCGATTATGGATACGGAAGTTTTAGTGCTGTGGTGTGGTTTGCTGTGTCTCCAAGTGAGCAATTGGTTGTCTATCGTGAGCTATATGTTAGCAAGGTGCTTGCCAAAGACCTCGCTCACATGGTGATGAGGGCTGAAGAGAACGATGGCCCTATGAGATATGGGGTGTTGGACAGTAGTTGCTGGCATAAGAGGGGTGATACTGGTCCATCACTGGCAGAACAGATGATTGCAGAGGGCTGTAGGTGGAGGCCATCGGATAGAAGTGCTGGAAGTAGGGTGGCAGGTAAGAATGAGCTGCATCGAAGGCTACAACTTGACCCCTTTACAGAAAAGCCAAGACTAGTTATAACAAGCAACTGTGTGAACACGATTGCTCAGCTACCTGTACTGCCTTTGGACAAAAGAAACCCAGAGGACATTGATACTAAAGCTGAAGATCACTTATATGATGCTATTCGGTATGGAGTTATGAGCAGACCTAGAAGTAGTTTGTTCGATTACAATCCATTAACCTCTGGCGGTAGTGGCATGAAGATGGCAGACCCCACATTTGGGTATTAAAGGGTATTTATGGCGACAAACAATTTCATGGATGACAAGTCCATTGGTTTAGAAGACAAGAAAGAGAATGATACTACACCATTTACAGGTGATAGTCTTTTAGTTTTTCTAAACGACAGATATACGAAAGCTGAAGAGAGCCGTAGACAGGACGAACAGCGTTGGTTGAGGGCTTATAGAAACTATCGTGGTATTTATGGACCTGATGTTAAATTTACAGAGACAGAGAAGAGCCGTGTATTTATTAAAGTGACAAAGACCAAGGTGCTTGCAGCATATGGTCAAATCACTGATGTATTATTTGCTAATAACAAGTTTCCTCTTAGTGTTGACCCCACTGTACTACCAGATGGTGTGGTTGATTCAGTACATATCGATCCTAAAGCACCAGAAGGTGCAGAAGCAGAGACTGCTTCACCATTTGGGTATAAAGGCGATGGCAATCCCCTGCCTCCCGGTGCTACATTAACATCTTTGATGGATCGTCTTGGTCCATTGAAGGATCAGCTTAAAGACACTGAGAATCTTAAGGAAGGTCCGGGAGTAACTCCTACTTCCATCACCTTCCATCCTGCAATGGTAGCAGCTAAGAAGATGGAGAAGAAGATACATGACCAGTTGGATGAGAGTGGTGCTAATAAGCATCTTCGTTCCACTGCTTTTGAGATGGCTCTGTTTGGTACAGGCATCATGAAGGGTCCATTTGCTAAGACCAAAGAATATCCTAGTTGGGATGAAGAGGGTACTTACAAGCCTGAGATGAAGACAGTACCAGAGACATCACATGTCTCTATCTGGAACTTCTATCCTGATCCTGATAGCACTAACATGGAAGAAGCTCAATATATTATTGAGCGTCACAAGCTTAGTGCTACACAACTTAGGGCTTTAAAGAATCGTCCCTTCTTTAGATCTAATGTCATTGAAGATGTTATTGAGAGTGGTGCTTCTTACACTAAGAAGTATTGGGAAGATGACTTAAGAGACTATGCTCCCAATTTGGGACTAGATAGATTTGAAGTGTTGGAGTATTGGGGTAATGTTGACATTGACATGCTCAAAGAGAACGACATTGATATTCCTGATGCTTTGTTGGAAGCAAAGGAGTTGCAAGCCAACGTGTGGTTCTGTAACAATAGAGTGATTCGTTTAGTATTGAATCCGTTTAAGCCCGCCAACATTCCGTATTACGCTGCTCCTTGCGAACTAAACCCCTACTCTCTATTTGGCATTGGTGTTGCCGAAAACATGGACGACACCCAGACCCTCATGAATGGTTTTATGCGTATGGCTGTAGATAATGCAGTGTTGTCGGGCAACCTTGTATTCGAGGTGGATGAAACCAATCTTGTTCCCGGACAGGACATGTCTGTCTATCCCGGTAAAGTGTTTAGGAGACAGGGTGGTGCTCCCGGTCAAAGCTTGTTTGGAACTAAGTTTCCTAACGTGGCTGCTGAGAACTTGCAACTGTTTGATAAAGCAAGGCAGCTTGCTGATGAATCAACAGGCATGCCTTCCTTTGCACATGGACAGACAGGTGTTAGTGGTGTGGGTAGAACAGCCTCTGGCATTTCTATGTTGATGAATGCTGCATCAGGTAGTGTTAAAACCATCATCAAGAACGTGGATGATTATTTGTTAGCTCCTTTGGGTAAGGCTTTCTTTAGCTTCAATATGCAGTTTGATTTTGATCAAAGTATTAAAGGCGACTTGGAAGTTACAGCTAGGGGTACAGAGAGCTTGATGGCTAATGAGGTGAGGAGCCAACGCTTGATGCAGTTCTTGCAAATTGCAAGCTCTCCTGCACTGATGCCGTTTGCTAAGTTTCCTTACATTATTCGTGAGATAGCTAAGAGCATGGATCTTGATCCAGACAAAGTGACTAACAACATGGAAGAGGCTATGCGTCAAGCTTTGCTGATGCAACAAGCTACAGCTCCTGCTCCAGCAGAAGGTGCTCCTCCTGTTGCTGGTCCAGAAGGTGGCCCTCCTCCAGTATCTGATATGACTGGTGGTGGTGGTGGAAATATTGGTGTTGGTGCTGCACCAGTGCCGGGTGAACAAGGATTTGCTGGTAATGTCCAAGCTGTACCTCCCCAAGCTTAAAGGCTTTGTAAACACTCATGTGACATGGGATGCGTTCCTAGATTTACTTGATGCTGAAATTGAAAACAAGCAAAGAGATTTGGAACAAGCTTCAGATATGCGTGAGATTGGAAAGGCTCAAGGAGCCATTGCTGCTTTACGCAGATTGAAATATCTTAAGGATGAAGTTAATGTACTCAAATAACATGGCTAGGCTGTTTGCTGAAGGCGGCATGAATGATGAAGGTGGCACAGTAGATCCTGTGTCTGGTAATGATGTACCTGCTGGTTCTTTACAGAACGAAGTGAGAGATGACATTGATGTAAAAATAAGTGAAGGTGAGTTTGTCATCCCTGCTGATGTTGTTAGATACATTGGTCTTGAAAAACTAATGAAGATTCGTGATGCAGCTAAAGAAGGTCTTGCTCGTATGAATGAGATTGGTCAGATGGGTAATGCAGAAGAGGTGACTAATCCAGAAGCGTTGCATGAGGGTGAAGAAGGCTTTGATTCTGAAATTGATGACATCATTCAAGAGGTGGATGGTGAGGCTATGGGAGAGAAGAAGTTTGCTGCTGGTGGCTTTGCTGAACCCGGTGTAGATCTTTTATCTAAATATAACATTCCTAAAACTTCATTAACAAATCCAGCTTTGGATGTTAGAGCATATAAAAATAAAGATGGTAGAGTGATGTACATTACCTTCTTCAATGGTAAGCCCTCTATTGAAATACCTTCTGGATATGACTATGTTAGTTCTGCTGGTCAACTGTTAGCCGAAACAAAAACAGACACCACTAAAGTTGAGACACCTACAGCTACTGGTGACATTGGTGGTGGAGGTGGTGATGGTGCTACTGATGGAGGTGGTGCTACTGTAGGCGGTAGTGGTATAGGAACTGGAACTGGTATAGGTAACTCAGCCATTGGTATTGCCATTGGAGCTGTTGCTAATGCCATTTCAAATGCAATAGGTCTTTCTAATGCTCCAAATCCTGATATTAGTGTTGTAGATGCTGTTGCTTCTCCTTCTGATGCTGCCGCTGCCGCTGCAGCCGCTGCTGCTGCTGCTGACGCAGATGATGCTGACTCTGGCCCCGGAGCTAATGCTGCTGCTGCAGCTTCTGCTGCTGCTGATGCAGATGATGCTGACTCTGGACCTGCTGCTAATGCTGCCGCTGCTGCTGCTCCCGGTGATGCTGCCGCTGCTGGTGATTCAAGTGGTAATACTGGTGGTGGTCCCGGTACTGGAGCAGATGGCGATAGCGCATTTGCCAGAGGTGGTCTTGTTGCTAAACGCATGAAGAAACCAACACTTGCTCAAAAAAGAGGCATTGCTTCTAAAAGATAATACTATATAATTAGCATACTCAAGCCAGAGGTGGGCTGGTGAGTGTCAACAATTTCCCACCATATGGCTACCTATCTCCCTGCTATGCAGCTACAGTTAGCCCCAACTTAAAGGTATGTTATGACAGAAGCGGTAATTAATCAGAATCAACAAGCTCAGGCTTTCTCTCCCTTTGGTAAACGTAATGCTAACAAGGATAGGATTGAACAAGAAGAGGCTGAGTTGAAACAATTGGCTGAAGATAAGAGCAGCCCTCAAGAACCACAGGATGGTGAGGACAGCAACTTAAGCGCAGAAGAGAAAAGCTTTAAGAAGCGTTATGGAGATCTGCGTAGACATTCTCAGCAACAGCAAGTGGGCTTGCAAAAGCAAATTGATGAGCTTCGCTCACAGCTACAGCAAAGTACAGAGCAGCAAATCAAGCTTCCTAAGAGTGAAGAAGAGTTGAATGAGTGGGCTAAAGCCTATCCTGATGTTGCAAAGATTGTTGAAACCATTGCAATTAAAAAGGCTAAGGAACAAACTCAAGCATTGGATGAACGATTCAAACAGCTAGATGAGCGTGAGCATAAGACATCTAAGGATAAGGCAGAATCTGAATTGATGCGTTTACATCCAGACTTTGATGTTATTCGTGATGATGATGACTTTCACAACTGGGTTGAAGAACAACCTAAATGGATTCAAGACGCTTTGTATGATAATGAGAGTGATGCCGTGTCTGCTGCTCGGGCTATCGACTTATACAAAGCTGATAAAGGTATTAAGACCAAGAAAACTACACCAGATAAGGGTGCTGCTGAAAGCGTAAATACCCGTGGTAGTCGTTCTGCACCTACAGGTGAGAGCAAAGATGGTGTCTTTTATGAGTCACAGGTAAGTAAAATGTCTACCTTTGAGTACGAAAAGAATCAAGAAGCTATTGCTAAAGCATTACAATCAGGTAAGTTTGTATACGATATTAGCGGAAGTGCTCGTTAAGTATTGACAAACCTGAAACAACTGGTATAACTTTAAGCAGGACTAGGTACCTAGTCTTGCTCCTATGGGCCGTAACAATGCTAGCTACCATACCCCATAGAGTTATCTGTCACGCAAAACAATAAACTGTCAGAACAACCTGAAGTTTGTTGGCCTGTATAGACAAGTGGAGGCATCCCTGTTCTATACACACCCATCAAATACAGCCTCTGTGGTGATGTTCAGCGTATTTAATTATATGCCTAACACATATCTAGGAGGATATTAAAATGGCCTTTCCAAAAGCAGTTGGCTACGGGAATCTACCTAATGGTAATTTCTCGCCAGTCATCTATTCAAAGCAAGTACAACTTGCATTCCGTAAAGCGTCTACTGTTGAAGACATCACCAATAATGATTACTTTGGTGAAATCGCAAACATGGGCGACAGTGTCAAAATCATTAAAGAACCTGAAGTGTCTGTTCAAAGCTACGCCCGTGGCACACAGATCACTGCTCAAGATCTGAATGATGACGACTTCACATTGGTTGTTGACCAAGCCAACTACTACGCTTTCAAGATTGATGACATCGAAGCAGCTCACTCACATGTGAACTTCATGCAGATGGCTTCTGATCGTGCAGCGTATCGTTTGCGTGATCAGTATGACCAAGATGTATTGGGTTACTTGTCTGGCTTTAGACAGTCTGCCAAGCATGTCAATCCTGACACAGCTCGTACAGCAGCCGCTGGTACTAATGCAATTACTGCTGCTGGTGCTGATGAGTTGTTGGCTACTATGAAGCTGAAAAAGGGTAGTTTTACCAACATCACTACTGGCTCTGCTGGTGAGCATTCAATTCCTTTGACTCCTCGCCTTCCCGGTGCTACAGCCCTCCCAACAGCAACAGCTTCTCCTTTGATGGTGATTGCTCGTATGGGTCGTCTGTTGGACACGCAGTTTGTAGATTCTGCTGGTCGTTGGTTGGTTGTCGATCCCATCTTTGTTGAGATGTTGAAAGACGAAGACAGCCGTATGTTGAATGGTGACTTTGGTGGTTCTGGTTTGCAGAACGGCTTGGTCATTAACAACTTGCACGGCTTCCGTGTGTATGTTTCTAACAACCTACCTAAAGTTGGTGGTGGTGCTGGTACTGCAGGTACTGCAAACCAAAACACTGACTTTGGTGTGATTGTTGCTGGTCATGATTCTGCTGTTGCAACTGCTCAGCAAATTACTAAGACCGAGACATATCGTGATCCCGACAGCTTCGCTGACATCGTGCGTGGTATGCATCTTTATGGTCGTAAAATCTTGCGTCCTGAAGGCATCGTCACTGCTAAATACAACGCTGCTTAAGGAGAAACTAAATGGCAACTATTACTACTCTCTCAAACGCTGTTGGTGCAGGTACACAACCTAGCCGTAGTCTTCGCAACATGCCTTATGTTGTTGAAAACACTATTAGCTGGTCTGCTGCTGTAACAGCTAAAGGCTCTGCCTTGGCTGCTGCTGATGTGATTGAAGCTCTTCAGATTCCTGCACAATCTATTGTGTTGGCTGCTGGCTTTGAAGTACTCACTGCAGCTACTGGTAGCTGTACAGTTAGCTTGGGTGTTACTGGTGTTACTGCTGCTGCTTATGTCTCTGCTTTTGCAGTGACTAGCTCAGCTACTGCCGGAACCTATGCAACTCCAGCGGCTGCTGGCTATCCAATCGTGGTTGGAGCTGCTGACACATTGGACTTGCTGTTGGTTACTGAAACCACTACATTAAGTGCTGGTTCAATCCGTGTCTTTGCTGTCATCGTTGACGCACAAGACCGTGTTGGTCCTGCTTCTGTAGACCGTGAGCAACTGGCCTAATAGCTAGTTGATACTGGGAGGGGCTTAACCGCCTCTCCCTTTTATTGTTTAAAAAATATGTCTACATATCTTTCTTTAACGAATGAATTGCTACGAAGAATGGGTGAGGTCACTATGGACTCCACCGAATTCGATGGTGCTAGAAACATACAGTCTCTAGCAAAGAATGCTATCAATTCATCCGTTAGAGAATTGATGCACTCTGCACAAGAGTGGCCTTTTGCTCTTGTTACTTACACACAGACAATGACTGTGGGAACAGGAACATATTCTTTTCCTGCCACTTTGTCTAGTGTTGATTGGGAAAGTTTCTATCTTAAGAAACTAACAGCAGCAGATAATGATCCTACTCGTCTGTCTGTTCTTACATATGTTGACTACTTAGACAACTATCGTCCCGGTGAGGACATGAATGGTACTGGTGGTTATGGTGTTCCCATTGCTGCTTATCAAACACAAGAATCTAAGTTTGGTGTGACTCCATTGCCTGATCAGGCTTATGAAGTTGAGTATAAGTATTGGTCTTTCCCTGCTGACTTAGCAGTATCTACTGATACATGTATTGTTCCAGATAGATTTACCAGTGTCTTACTTGATGGTGCTATGTTCTATATGCTCATGTTCAGGTCTAATGAACAAGGTGCATCCATTTATAAAGACAAGTTCGACAATGGCATTAGAATAATGCGTAGAGTATTGTTAGATGAGCCTTTGTATATGCGCTCAACGATGATTGTTAAGCCCTCGTTCAATCCTAGAGTGTTTTAATGGCAGATAGAATTAGTGGTTATCCGGTAGTCTGTATTGGTGGAATGAACACCAATAAGGATGTACTGTCTCAAGGAGAAAGAGAACCCGGCTCTGCTATTCAGCTTATCAACTATGAGCCAGCTACAACTGGTGGCTATAGAAGGATTAGTGGCTATAGTAATGACTATGGTACTTTAGCAGGTACAGGTAATGTGCTTGGTGTGTTTGTTTGTGAAGATATCAATAATGGTATATTTGCATGTAGAAAGCCTTCAGCAGGTACAAACTATTTCTATAGGTGGAACACTGCTACTAGTGCTTGGGTTGCTGTAACAACTCCCGGCACTGTATCAATGGTGGGTGTTAAGAAGGTTAGGTTTACTCGCTACAATTGGGTGGGCGTTAAGATGGCTTTAGTGGATGGTGTTAATCCAGCAGCTATCTATGATGGTACAACATACACACAAATCACACACACTAATGCACCAACAGCTCCTAAGTATTTAGCAGCTTTTAAGAATCATTTGTTTTTAGCTGGTGATCCGTCTGAGCCTTTCAATCTATACATCTCTTCTCCTTTAGCAGAGACTGATTTCAATCCAGCTAATGGTGCTGCTGTTATTAATGTAGGCTTTGAGATTGTACAGATTAAAGCTTTTAGAGATACGTTGTATATCTTTGGTAAGAATGCTATTAAGAGTTTGACTGGCACTAATGTAGCTGACTTTGTTGTTAGTGAAGTGACAACAAATCTAGGTTGTGTAGTACCTGACAGTGTGGTAGAACTGGGCGGTAGCTTAATATTTCTAGGACCAGATGGATTTAGACCTGTAGCAGGTACTAACAAGATTGGTGACGTTGAGCTAGAAACTATTTCTAAGCAAATCCAATTTACAGTTAATGCCATCTTGCGTGAGCTTGTGGCTGAAGACATTGATCCAGAAACATTAAGTTCTGTTGTTGTTAGAAAGAAGTCTCAGTTTAGATTCTTCATTCCAGCACAAGGAACTTTTGGATTGTTAGGTGGTTTGAGGGAAAGAGAAGGTGGGTTTGGTTTTGAATACTCACAACTCTTTGACTTCCCTGCTACCTGTGCTTCTAGTGGTTACATTGGTACTGATGAAGTAGTGATTCATGGTGACTCTACTGGTAAGGTACATAGACAGGAAAGTGGTAGCTCTTTTGCTGGTAGTGAAATTTTATCTGTCTATCAAACACCTTATTATTATTTCCAAGATCCTACAATTAGAAAGAACTTCTATAACCTCACTACGTTTTTACGAAGTGAGGGTGCTTCAACAATTAGTTTAGGTGTGTCATACGATTTTGATGATAGTCAGAATGTGTTCAATCCTGCTAACTATTCGATGACAACAACAGGGGCAGCAGCTTATTACAATGAAGCTGTCTATGATGCTGCTGCCATCTTCGATGGTAATCCATCACCAGTGGAAAAGACAAATATTGAAGGCTCTGGATTCTCCATTGCTTTTAAGTATGTGACTAACGATATAAATGCTAGTCATACAATTCAGGGCTTGGTCTTGAATTATTCAATGAATGACAGACGCTAAGGAGAACTACCTTGACAGGTTATGTAAGACAATCCGCTGCTGATATTGTACCTACCGCAGTTGTACGGGCAGCACCAATTAACAATGAGTACAATGCTCTGCGTGATGCTTTTGCTACTGCTGGTGGACATAAGCACGATGGTACTGCTGCTGAAGGACACCCTGTTCCTGTCATAGGTGACACTGACTTATTAAATAAGATTGCCACTGATACAGCTAACAATCGTCATGGTGTGTTTGTTGAGGTGGCTGCGGCTGCTGTTGAACAGGTGCGCTTCCAAGATGGTGCTATTGTTCCAGTGACAGACAATGACATTGACTTAGGTACAAGTGCTCTAGAATTTAAAGACTTGTACATTGATGGTACAGCTAACATTGACAGCTTAGTTGCTGACACTGCTGACATTAACGGAGGCACAGTTGATGGTGCAGTTATTGGTGCATCCACTGCAGCAGCAGCTACAGTAACAAACTTAACAGTTAACACAGCAGCAACCATTGCTTCTGCTGATATTAATGCAGGTACTATTGATGGTGCAGTGATTGGTGGAGCCTCTGCTCAAGCTATTACAGGCACTACAATTACATCCACTGTTGGATTTGTTGGCGGTCTTACTGGTAATGTCACTGGTAACACAGCAGGTACACATACTGGTCCTGTTGTTGGTAATGTCACAGGTAACTTAACAGGTAATGTAACAGCTTCCTCTGGTTCTAGCACATTCAACAATGTAACTATCAATGGCACATTGGACATGGATGCTGCTTCTGCATCTACCATCACTAACCTACCATCACCAACCAACTCAGGTGATGCTGCTAGTAAGGGGTATGTAGATGCACAAGTAGCTGCTATTGTTGATAGTGCTCCTGCTGCTTTGGATACATTGAATGAACTTGCAGCAGCCTTAGGTGATGATGCCAGCTTTGCAACCACAGTAACTACCTCTATTGCAGCTAAACTTCCTTTGGCTGGTGGCACTATGTCTGGTGCTATTGCAATGGGTACATCTAAGATTACAGGTCTTGGTACTCCAACAGCAGGTACGGATGCAACAACTAAAACTTATGTAGACACTGCTGATGCTTTGAATCTACTTAAGTCTGGTGGCACTATGAGTGGTGCTATCGCAATGGGTACTAATAAGATCACTGGAATGGGTGATCCTACTAGTGCTCAAGACGCTGCCACTAAGAATTACATTGATGTATTGTTTGGAAGTACATCTTCTGCTGCTGCTTCTGCAGCCGCTGCTGCAACATCTGCATCTAATGCAGCCACATCAGAAACCAATGCTGGTAACTCAGCCAGCACAGCATCAACTGCTGCTACTAATGCTGCTGCTAGTTATGATAGTTTTGATGATAGATATTTAGGAGCTAAGAGCAGTACCCCTACTTTAGATAATGACGGTAATGCTTTATTAACTGGTGCTTTGTATTGGGATACGGTAGCTAATCAGATGCGTGTCTATACAGGTTCTGTGTGGGTAGCTGCTGGTTCTGCTGTTAATGGCACATCGTCTAGACAAACATATACAGCTACAGCAAGTCAAACTACATTTGCAATTACATATGATGCAGGATTTGTTGATGTATACTTGAACGGTGTTAGGCTTGTAGCTGGTTCAGACTTTACTGCTAGTAGTGGTACAAACATTGTTCTAGCTACGGGAGCCGCTGTAAATGATATAGTTGATATCATTGCTTATGGTGCTTTTAGTTTAGCTAACACATACACACAAGCTGCTGCTGATGCTAAGTTTATGCAAGCAGCTAATAACTTATCAGAACTTACAAATGCTGCTACTGCTAGAACAAATCTTGGACTAGCTATAGGTACAGACGTACAAGCATACGATGCAGATCTTGCAGCTATTGCAGCATTGACACCAACAAATACATATCTCATTACTGGCAATGGTACATCGTGGACTTCTGCTGCACCACCAGCTAGTTTATCAGCAGGTAAAGCAATTGCTTTTGCAATAGTTATGGGCTTCTAAGGAAAATTTATGGCAAATCCAAATATCACCAATGTAACAGCCATCTATGGCAATACAACTTATCTCACTCCATCAGCTACAACTGCTGTAGTGTTGTTACCTAATGCTGCATCCTCTGGTAAAGTTTTTAAAATCAATCAGATTGTTGCTGCCAATGTTAATGGCTCTTCTGCTGTTAACACCACTGTTTCTATTTATAGCAATGGTGCTGTAGCTCAAGGCTCTGCCCCTTCTGGTGGCACTGCATTCCCAATTGTATCTACTGTGTCTGTTCCTGCAACAGCTTCTTTAATTGTTACAGATAAAACAACAGCTATCTATTTACAAGAAGGAACTTCTATTACAGTTACTTCAGGTACAGCTAGTGGCATTACTTATAGCATTAGCTACGAAGAAATTAGCTAAGGAATAACGCCATGTCAATGCGTTACGAAGGTGGGTTCATCACTGCCACGTTTAATCCGTTAGCAGCCTCTATTGACTACTTGATCATAGCTGGTGGTGGTGGTGGAGGCACTGGTAATGGAGGAGGTGGTGGTGGTGCAGGTGGATTCCTTACAGCCAATGGACTAAATCTTACAGCGGGTGTAACGTACCCAATTATAATTGGTGCTGGTGGGTCGGCTGTTACTGGAGCGTCTGCAGGGAATAGAGGTTCAAACTCATCCTTATCTATTTTTGGATCTCCTACCGCTATTGGTGGCGGTGGTGGAGGAGGCGATGGAAACGCAGGAAACCTTGCTGCTTTAAGTGGAGGTTCTGGTGGTGGTGGTACTGGTGGCGGTGGAAGCGTTGCTTTACCCGGAGCTTCTGGAACTTCTGGTCAAGGTAATGCTGGTGGGGCTGGCTATCACGCAGGTGGGTTTTATATTGTTGGTGGTGGTGGTGGAGGTGCTGGTGCAGTTGGTGGAAATTCATCAACAGTTGCATCATCCGCTGGTGTTGGCGGTGTTGGTGGTGCAGGTACAGCATCAACAATTACAGGTTCTTCTGTAACTTATGCTGGTGGTGGAGGTGGTGGTGATCATTCCCTTGGGGTTTCTGGTGCTGGTGGTGCTGGCGGTGGTGGTGCAGGTGGTACACAAAATAGTCCAAATGGTGTTTCAGGAACTGCCAATACTGGTGGTGGTGGCGGTGGTGGTGGAAATATAAACAATTCACAGCCGGGTGCTGGTGGTTCTGGTGTTGTAATTATTCGCAGCCTATCTGCAGCTACAGCTACTACAGGTTCTCCAACTGTGTCTTACAGCACCCAGTACACCATCTACACCTTCACATCTTCTGGCTCAATAAGGTTCTGAGGATAATATGACTCAATACGCAGGAATGTGGACACGCACACAGCAGATGCAAGCTAAAGAGGCAAGCAACTGGCCTTCTCCTAATCCCACATTTGTCAACTACTTAGTGGTTGCAGGTGCAGGTGGGGGTGGTCCCGGTGCAGGTGGTGGCGGTGGAGCAGGTGGTTTATTAAGTGGCTCAAGCATGGCACTTACTGCCGGAACTACATACACAGTTACTGTGGGAGCAGGTGGTACTGGAGGTGGTGTTTATCCCGGTAGTTACGCAGATGCCACTGGAGGCACAGCCTCTACATTTAATGCAATCTCTACAACTGGTGGTGGTCGTGGAGGTGGTCAAAATTCACGGGGAATTGATGGTGGCTCAGGCGGTGGTGGTGGTGGTGGAACCAATGCACCAAATGAACAAAATGCAGGTACTGGAGTTGCTGGACAAGGTAATGCGGGTGCTGCAGGTGTTCAAAATAGTCGGGGTGGTGGTGGCGGTGGTGCAGGTGCAGCAGGTAGTGGATACACTGGTGGTGATGGCTTAACTTCATCCATTACTGGAACATCTGTTTATTATGCTGGCGGTGGTGGTTCTGGTGGTTATCAAAACAATACATTTGGTAATGGAGGCCAAGGAGGTGGTGGTGCAGGTACTGGTAATAATGCTTCTCCCGGTGTAGCAGGAACTGCAAACACTGGTGGCGGTGGCGGTGGTGGTGGAGAAGGTAGTACTTTTAGTACTGCTGGTGGAGGTAACGGTGGATCTGGTGTAGTAATTATTTCTTCATCCACAGCAGCCTCATCTACCACAGGTTCTCCAACAGTAACCACAAGTGGCGGCAACACTATTTATAAATTTACAGCCTCTGGCTCAATTACATTCTGAGGACAACATGGCACATTTTGCAAAAGTAGAAAACGGTATTGTTACACAAGTTATTGTGGCTGAACAGGACGTTATTGATTCTGGAATGTTTGGCACAGGTTGGGTGCAAACTTCTTATAACACTCATGGTGGTTGGCATCCCAATGGTCGTCCCTTGCGTAAGAACTACGCAGGTATTGGTTACATCTATGACATTTCCCGTGATGCGTTTATCCCGCCCAAGCTCAATGCGTCTTGGACATTGGATGAGGAAACTTGTCTTTGGATTGTTCCAGCTAGCGACCTTACAACAGAAACCGCAGTTGTGGATAACACCAATGGTGCTGATACCATCATTATTGAAATGAGTTCAAACGGTGCTGATAGTATTGTTGGCGGGGCGGATTCTATTACGGGTGGTATAGATTTAGGTAACGGAGGCGTTTAATGTCCAAACAATACCCCGGCGGTTTAATTACCAAAACCCCTGTCGTGCCGACAAGTTTTTCTGCGCCCGGTATATGGAGTCTTAGCGACCAAGCCTATTGGCAGTCTCTTAATTCTTGGCCTTTTCCCCGTGACCCACAATTTAACTACGTCACCATGCTCTTGCATGGAGATGGAACTAATGGCGCACAGAACAATACGTTCTTAGACTCATCCACAAACAACTTCACCATCACCCGCAACGGCAATACAACCCAAGGCACGTTTACGCCTTATGGTAGTAATTGGTCAGCAAACTTTGCTTCTTCTTCAACTGATTATTTATCTGCGGCAAGCAATGCGGCTTTTGCTTTTGGTACTGGCGACTTTACGATGGAAGCGTTTGTATTTGCTACTGCAAGTCAAACAGATAACTGGATTATTGGTTTAGCAAATAATTGCTGGTTTAGAGTTGGCTCTGGCGGTGCTTTGGAGTTTTATAATGCAGTAACTTCAACAAGCACACTTGCAAGTTCTGCCATGCCCATAAATACATGGAATCATGTGGCTGTAGTAAGAAGTGGAACAGCTTTAACAATATATCAAAATGGTGTTTCTGTTGGTACTGCTACTGTATCAACAAATTTTAGTTCATCGGTTGCTTGCACTATCGGAAATCAAGTTGGTTATGATAGGCGTTTTAATGGTTACATTTCTAACGCAAGGATTGTCAAGGGAACGGCAGTTTATACGGCGGCGTTCACACCAAGCACTACACCGCTTACCGCAATCACCAATACATCTTTGCTAACTTGTCAAAGTAACCGCTTTATTGACAACTCAAGCAATGCTTTTACGTTGACTGTTTCTGGCTCACCAAGCGTCCAACGCTTCAGCCCATTTAGCCCTACAACTGCCTACTCCACAAGCGTGATTGGTGGCTCTGCCTATTTTGATGGAACTGCTGATAATCTCCAAACACCATCTAATTCTGCGTTTAACTTTTCAGCCACAGATTGCACACTTGAGTTTTGGTACTACGGGGCAGGGTCAAGCGGTTTAGTTTTTGAGTTTGGTAGTTCAACGCCTGATACTGCGGCAATGCAATGTGAGTTTTCTAGTGGTACTTTGACGTTCAAACCAATTGGTGCAAGTAGTAGTTTCTTTGCTATTCAAAAAGATGCTTGGAATTACATAGCAGCAGTTAAGACAGGTACAACTTATTACCTGTATATCAACGGCACAAGAAACACATCGTCTACTGGTACTGCGGCATCAAGCAGTCAGATTATTAACATTGGCGCAAGGAATGGCGGTTCAGTTGCACCGATTACTGGTTATCTTTCAGATTTCCGTGTGTCAAATACTGCAAGGTATACAGCCGCAACAATGACTGTGCCAACAACGCCATCAACAGCAATTGCCAATACGCAGTTAATGCTGAACTACACCAACGCTGGCATCTTAGACAACGCCATGATGAACGACTTAGAAACTGTGGGTAACGCACAGATTTCTACTAGCGTTAAGAAGTATGGTACTGGCTCAATGTATTTTGATGGTAGCGGTGATGGGTTAATTAGACCAGTTAGCCCCTTATTTGATTTTGGTAGTGGCTCATTTACTGTTGAATTTTGGGCTAATTGTGTAAGTACAAGTGGCTTTGGATTTTTTGTTAGTTGTTGGGAAGATTCTGGTGGTTCAGATGCCAATTCATCTTGGCTTATACGACTTAACAGTGGAACTGTTATTACTCACTTTATGCAAGGCACTGGTACTTTCAACACATTGACATCAACATCAATAAGCACAAATACATGGTTTCATTTTGCTTGGGTTAAAAATGGCACAACACAAACAATGTACATTGATGGAACATCTGTAGCATCTGGAACTGTAACTGGCTCAATGAATACAGCAGTAAGGTCATTAAGAGTTGGCTATCAAGGTGCGTCAACAAACTTTCTAAACGGCTACATAGACGACCTACGCATCACCAAAGGCGTTGCTCGGTACACAGCTAACTTCACGGTTCCCGATCAGGCATTCCAATTAGGATAATCTGTTATAACTAATAACATATAAGGACACACAATGACTAAGGCAAGAACACTAGGAAACTTTGTTAGTAATGGTAATCCATTATCTGATGGAAGTTTAGCTGCTTCTGAAATAACAGGGTTGGCAACAGTGGCTACAACAGGTAGTTATACTGATTTGACTAATGAGCCAACAGCTCCATCTGGAACTATTGTTGGTACAACAGATACACAGACATTAACAAACAAGACATTTAGTAATGACAAGATAGTAACTGCCAGAGAAACTATTACCATTTCAGCCACTGCTGCTACAGGTACTATTAACTATGATGTAGTTACACAAAGCATTCTTTACTACACTACTAATGCTTCTGCAAACTTCACTATCAATGTTAGAGGAGATGGCTCTACAACATTGAACAGTATTATGAATACAGGAGAGTCTTTATCTTTTGTGTTCTTATCTACCAATGGTGCAACAGCTTATTACAACTCAGCTTTTCAAGTGGATGGTTCTGCTGTAACAGCTAAGTGGCAGGGAGGCACTGCTCCTTCTACTGGCAATGCTAGTTCTATTGATGCCTATGTATACACTGTGATTAAGACAGGCAGTGCTGCATTCACTGTCTTAGCATCACAAACAAAGTTTGCTTAAGGAATAGTTATGCCATTGTTTAGTATAACAGCAGCAGCTACTTCTAAGGCATTTGGCTTTGCAGCTTCTACTGGCCCTAGAGGACAACAAGCTTATACAACAGCAGGTACATACACATGGGTAGCTCCTGTTGGTGTGACATCAGTTTCTGTAGTTTGCGTGGGTGCTGGCGGTGGTGATGCAGACGGAGATGATACCGATGGCTCAGCTGGTGGTGGCTTATCTTACGCAAACAATTATGCAGTAACTGCAGGAGCTTCTTACACAGTTATTGTAGGAGCTGGCGGTTCTCAAAGCGCAGGTGGTGCTTCGTCTTTTAACGGCACTGGTGTCTTATTTGCTGGTGGCGGTCAGACCTCTATTAATGGCTCACCAGCTCCCGGTGGTACTGGAAGTGGTTCTGCTAGAACTGGTGGTGGTACTGGTGGTGCTGGAGGTGGACCTAACGGTAACCCAACTGGTGGTGGTGGTGGTGCTGCGGGCTATTCAGGTAATGGTGGTCAAGGTGGGTATGATGGCAACCCTGCCAAAGCTGGTGCAGGTGGCGGTGGTGCTGGTGGTAATAGACAAGGCCAATCAGGTGGCGGTGGCGGCGGTGGTGTTGGCATACTGGGTGAAGGTGCTAATGGCATACCCGGCAACGGGGGCGGTAGCGGAGGAGCAGACGGAACTAGTGCTGGGACTGCAGGTGGTAATGGCGGTGCTTATGGTGGTGGCGGTGGAAGTGCAAACGGTGGCACAGGTGGGCGTGGTGCAGTAGGTGCTGTGCGTATTATCTGGGGATCAGGTAGATTTTTTCCATCTACTAACACAGGAGATGTTGTCTAATGAAACTCTACATAAAAATTAAAGATGGTGTTCCTTTTGAACATCCTATTATGGAAGAGAATTTTGTTCAAGCTTTTACTAGTATAGATATTAACAACTTACCAGAAGAATGGTCTGTTTTTGAAAGAGTAGCTGCACCAACTGTAGGTCCATATGAATTGATTGAATCTTGCTCATATCAAATTGTAGAGGGTGTAGTTAAAGATGTCTGGGTTACTAGAGACATGACTACAGAAGAAAAACTAGAACAACAAAACAAGGTTAAGAGCAGGTGGAGGGGGGTCAGACTTGCTTCATGGATATTTGATGAAGCCACTTGTGCTTTTAAACCACCAGTAGCTATGCCAACAGATGGCAAAGAATATAAATGGGATGAACCAACAACATCTTGGATTGAAATATGAAGCAAGAAATAAGTCACGAACAAATCTATGAACGCTTGTGTGCTGTAGAAGCCAAGGTAGATACCCTAGACGCAAACACTAAGATTGTTGTTGCAGCTTTCACAGCAGCCTCTGGTGCATTCACTATACTGGAATGGCTTGCTAAGGCCGTTAAACCTTTGATAGTCATTGGTGCTTTCTTCGGTGCTATATGGCTGGCTATAGAAAACAAGCTACATCAGTAGTATTAATATTTTTATTATCTTTTCCTGTTGTGTCCAAGGAGGAAAAGTATAGATGTGTTCGTTGGGCATGGACTGGAGATGTATACAACAGGAAGGTTGTATGTCTTGAATGGAAAAGAGTTGAGCGATGATTGATCCCCTCACCGCACTAGCTGGAATACAGAACGCAATCAGCATGGTCAAGAAGGCTAGCAAGGTTGCCAATGACTTAGGCTCTCTTGCCCCAATGATTGGGAAGATGTTTGATGCCAAGAGCACAGCTACCAAGGCATTGATTGATGCGAAGAAGGGCAAAGGTTCCAACATGGGAACTGCTCTTCAGATTGAGATGGCACTTGAGCAAGCAAGAGCATTTGAAGAAGAACTCAAGATGCTCTTTATGACAACAGGTAAGGTTGACGTTTGGAACAAGATTAAAGCCCGTCAAGACCAGATGGACATAGATGATGCTAGAGAACTCAGGTCTTTAGAAAAGGCAGAGAAGAAGGCTAAACAAGAAGAAGAAGAAATGCAACAGCTTGCCATCGTCATTGGTGGTGTTGCTTTTGTTTTGTTCTTGGTTGGAATTGGTATTTATGAGTTGATGGAATTCTGTGAAACCACCAGAAGGTGTGGACGGTGAATGAATACCAGAAGACCTTTGATCTTTGCTTAAAGATATTTGTTTATGGGTGTGTCGCTTTGTGGTTTCTTGGTTTCTTAAAGTTTTTGCCTGATGACTTGTCAGACAAGATTGTTAATCTTCTACTTGGAAGGGTTGGATTGGGCAAATGAAAGTAACACCATATCAACACAATGCAAACATGCTTCGTGAATATCAAAGAGTTATTCATCAGCAAAACTTAAAAGAACTTGAGAAGCTAAACCACCAACGCCAAGAGAAGATTAAAGCTCAGTGGGTAAAAGCAAATTCTGTGGATGTAATGGTATGAAATATTTATTATTGTTATTGCTGCTCACTGGGTGTGAAGACAGGTACAGATACTTCTGTCAAAACCCTGACAACTTTCATGCTGAGCAATGTCAAAAACCTAGATGTCAATTCACACAGACATGCCCTGAGTATTTAGTTGCACCTATATTGGAGAAACAAATTGATAGAACTGCTAACAAAAATGATGACACCAAGCCAGCCAAAACCAAAGCTGACAACTGAAGAGTTTGAGGTTAGGGTTTGGGGATTTGTAGTGGTGGCTATTACAGTCATCCTATTTGGCATTGTGTTTGCCTTATTGTATTCCGTCACCTTTGTGACACAGCCCATCAAGAGCATGGCTCCTATTGATCAAGCATATACCAAAATGCTTAATGATATAGTATTACTTATTGTAGGTGGTATTGGTGGTATTGTAGGTAAGAGGGCTGTTAACTCAGCACAGAATGCTTTTAAACCACCACAGCCTCCTATGATGCAGCAATGTGGTGGTGGCTATGGTAGTAGCTATGCTCCCCCACAGTCGGCCTATGGCCTACCTTCACAGCCTTTTGGTGCTATGCCTGTATGGAAGAACCCAGAGCTGGATGAAAGCTGGACTCCCGGTCCTCCACCAACAACACCTCCAGAACACATGGAGCCTGATGAGGACAGAGAAGAGATAGCAGCAGCTAGAAAAGAGGTGGACTAATGTTTCCTATACCACTTCCTTGGCTAATCATTGGTGCAATAGTTGCACTATTTGGTTCATATCAAACTGGTCATCATTACGGCTGGCTTGAGCGTGACGCTGATATGCAAGCAGAGATAGCTAAGAAGAATGAAGAAGCCCGTGAGATAGAGAAGAACATGACTATTAAACTTGCTGATAAAGAAACAGCATTAAGAAAGGCAAAGAATGAAATATCTAAAAAGCAAACTGCTATGCATGAGCTTGCTAACACTGGCAGGTTGCGCCTCCCCACCACCAGTTGTGTACAAACCAGCACAAGTTCCTCCCCTACCACAGGAGATAGCAGAGCCGATGCAAGCGAACTTGAGCGACAGACTATTGCAACTCTTATCGACATCGTTGCCGAAGGAGACAAAGCCATCGTCAAACACGCAGCCTGTGTTACAGCCTACAACGAAATGAGGGAGTTGGTCAATGGTAAACGCTGAACAATTAAGACAACTTAAGATTGATCCATCTTTGGCAGATCCTTTTAATGAAACCTTTCAGAGGTTTGGTATTGTTACACCAGCACAACAGGCTTCATGGATTGGTCAATGTGGTCATGAGTGTGGCAACTTCCGTATCATGGAAGAAAACCTGAACTATCGTGCTCCTACCTTGCTTAAGCTATTCCCTCAGCATCCTAAGCGAGTCTGGGGATTCACACCTGAGAGTGCAGCAGCTTATGAGAAGCAGCCACAGAAGATTGCCAATAGGATTTATGGCAATCGTATGGGTAATAGGGATGAGGCTAGTGGGGATGGGTTCAGGTTCCGTGGCTCCGGCTTTCTCCAGCTAACTGGCATGAACAACTTCTTCCATGCAGGACAAGCCTTGGGCGTAGACTTCATTATGCAGCCTGAGCTGGTTCGTACACCTATGTACGCTGCTCAAACTGCTGGCTGGTTCTGGCAGACTCATAGGCTTAATCAGTATGCTGATAGTGGTGACATTCTTACCATGACAAAGCGTATTAATGGTGGCACAATAGGACTTGAAGATCGTAAGAAGCATATCGAACATGCCTTACATGTACTAGGTGGTTGACTAAGCCAACTATTTGTGGTATGACAAGGTATAAAGATATATAATGCAACTACCCGCTTCTCTCAATATCGTTGGCAGAGAAGTGCCAATAATTGTAGTTGACGTATTCCCTGAGCAGCTTGGAGAATACAACTATGACGATTATTCAATTAAAATAAAGTCTGGTCAGCACCCCTTAGCGGAGGCAGATACATTGTTACATGAATGTATACACGCTATAGACGACTGCTTCCAATTAAAAATGTCAGAAAGACAGGTGTATTGTTTAGCTGTTGGAGTGATAGCACTCCTTAGAGATAACAAAGATATGCTTGACTATTTAACTGAAGCAATAGAGAAACCAAGAAACATATGAAAGATTTTACATCCCAACAAAGAGAAGTTGTAGCCCGAAAGATTGGCTACGATGGTCCTATGCAGGGCTTTGATGAGTTTCTCTCATCCTCTCCTTCTTTGGCTATGAAGTATGCAACCATCACTGGCAAGTTTGCTGAGCGAATGGCTAAGGGTGGCTTGGTTAAAATGAAGAAGTATGCTGCTGGTGGTATTGTCATTCCTAAAGACCTCACTACACCAGAACAGAAGGCTGACTTCTATAATTCACAGATAGCTGCAGGTAAAACAAATGAAGAGATTAGAACTGCTGCTGGTACACAATCTGATGCTGATTGGAACTACCTAACAAACCTAGCAGCCAGTAGACCAAAGACAACCAGTGCTGGTGGCATCACTGTATCAGCAGATGTCAAAGCTGGTACTGCTGATCAGAAAGGTTCTTTCTATAACACACAGCTAACTGCTGGTAAAACAGATGAAGAAATTAGAGCTGCTTCAGGAACACAAACAGAAGCAGACTGGCAAGCCCTACAAAACATTGCTCGTACACAAAGAGAAACTACTGGTGCTGTAACTGGTGGTGGTGATGTTACCTTCACTGATGTTGGTGGTAAGCCACAGGCAGGTGAAGCTGCTCAAGTAACTGCTCAGAAGATTGCTACTAATGCAGGGCAGAACATTGACACTGCTGCAAGAGCAGATGAAATAGCAACCACTGTTACACCTGAGGCAGATATTACTGCAGACACCACTGCTGCTCCCGGAACCGCAAAAGCAGACACATATGGAGCCACACAAACTGCTGAAGACACAGCCAAACTTCTTAAAGGAGTTAAAGCAATTACGGGAACTGTAGATAAAGAGAGTCAAGTGGCTGCTCAGACAATGGAGGTTACTAGCTCAGCATTAAATAATTTAAAAGCTGCTCAAGGAGATGCAACCCTCATTACAAAAGGAGGCGTTCCTACCCTACCTTCTGGGTGGAAAGAGTTTAATGCAGAGCAAAAGATTGCTTGGTTCAATCAGAACAATGTTTCAGAACAAGGATTGTTAGCAGCAGGGGCTGCTAAATCAGATATTGATTTCATGAAAGCTAACGGTCTTAAAGAACCAGTATCAACAGAACGAACAATAAAAGAAGATGAAAAGATTTCATCCGGTGTTGATACGGTTAAAGCTGCTGAAGCTGTAGCTTCCACAGAAAAAGCTGCTGCTCAAGGAACAGTGACAGAAGAGATGACTGTTCAAGGTCAGTTGAATAAACTGATGAAAGATTTTGATTCAGGTAATCCACCACCTTGGGCTGCTGCTAACCTGCGTAATGTCACTGCTGTACTTGCAGCCAGAGGTCTTGGTGCTTCTAGCTTAGCGGGTCAAGCTTTAATTCAAGCAACTCTTGAATCTGCTTTGCCTATTGCTTCTGCTGATGCACAAGCTAATCAAGCAATGGCTGCACAGAATCTTTCTAACAAACAACAAACTGCTGTGCTTGCTGCACAACAACGTGCTGCTTTCTTAGGGCAAGAGTTTGATCAAGCCTTCCAGTCTAAAGTTACTAACGCTGCTAGAGTGTCTGATATTGCTAACATGAACTTCTCTGCTCAACAGCAGATTGTTCTTGAGAATGCTAGAGCAGCACAGACAATGAATCTGGCTAACATGAGTAATCAACAAGCATTGGTAATGGCTAATGCTGCACAGATGGCTTCACTTGAGACAGCCAACTTAAGTAATAAACAACAAGCTGCTGTTGTTAATGCTCAGGCATTCTTGCAGATGGATATGCAGAACTTGAGCAACCAACAACAAACTGTATTGTTTAAGACACAGCAGATGACTCAGTCTTTATTATCTGATGCTGCTTCTTCTAATGCTGCTAAGCAATTCAACGCAGCCAGTACAACTCAGGTTGATCAATTTAATAACACACTGTCTGCACAAGTTGGTCAATTTAATTCTTCACAGAAGAATGCTATTGCTCAGTTTAATGTAGACCAAGAGAATGCTCTTAAGAAGTTTAATGCTGAATCACAGAACCAACGTGAAGTGTTTAATGCACAACAACGATTGGTGATTGATCAGTCTAATGCTCAGTGGCAGAGAGAAATCTCTACAGCCAACACAGCAGCTACCAATGCTGCTAACATGGTGAATGCTCAAATGTCACAGCAGATGACACTGACAGAATATAATAATGAGATACAGATGTATCGTGACAGTGTTACACATGCTTGGCAGTCTGCTGAGAACGATGCTAACAGAGCAACTACATTAGCTGCTTCTGAAATTTCTGCTGCTGCTGCTATCACTGGTGCTGAAATTAAAGCAGATGGCGAGTCTTCAGCAGCCATTGGTGGGTTTATTGGAAGAGTATTATTTGGTGCTATAAAATGAAAAACTTTAAAAATTATTACAGCAAGCTTGATGGAATGGCTAACGCTAAACTGTCTAAGCCAGAAAAAGATACAGGTAAAGGTTTGTTATCTAAACCGTCTGGTAAGTCTGATGTAACTACAAAAGATTCTAAAGATGTTTTTGAGAAAGTATCTACTTACATTGCAGCAATTAGAAAACAAAAAGAGGAGTTGATAAATGGAAGATCCTAGTTCTTTTCTGACAGCACCTATCCCCGGCATGTCTTTGACAGTAGAACCGGGCAGTGTACCTTGGGAGCAGCCTCCTCAGTATGTCACCATAGATGATGTAGCTTCTTTCTATTCTGATAAGCTAGACAACCCAGAGGCTATCTTTGAGTTGATGGATTTGCTTGAGAACGGTATGCCCATCCTTACTATTGTTAATACAATGGTGAAGTCATCTATCATGAAGGGCTTCCACACTGTTGATACAGGTTTCTTAGTCACACCAATCATTGTAGAAATCATTAAGACACTAGCAGAGTTGAATGATGTTACTTACACAGTAACTGCTGAAGATGCAGCTAATAAAAACACTGTAAACCCTGCAATCATTAAGCAATTGATTAAAGAAGCAAAGAATAAAGTAGAGAAAAATCCTGAAGCTGTTGTAGAGCGTAAAGGTTTAATGGCTAAAGGAGCAGCATAATGGGATTTAAACTAGGTTCATTTCTTGGTGGTGCAGCTAAAGGTGCAACAGAATTAATCGAAGAGAGAGAAAAAGAGAATGCTCTTCAGATTAAAGAGAGTATTAAAAACATGTACCACAACTATGCTGAGTACAGAAAAGAAACAGATAAGAAGAAAGAAGAGATTAGAGAAACAGTAGGCTCTCTTCGTTCCTTTAAATTTGCTGATGGTGTCTTAGATGATAAAGAGCTTATTGCTCTTGCTTCTGATTTACCAACGGCTAAATCTATTGCTACAGAATTACAGAAAAATCCAGCAGCCCTAGAAAAACTATCTAAGTCATTTATTAAATCAACAGGTAAGATTCCTGAGGGGATGACTTTCAATGACTATGTTAATCAATATGGTAAAGTGTCTAAGATGGACGCTGCTGAGTTTGAACAAGCTGCTTCTGACAAACAAGATGGCTTCTTGAATAAGATGGTGTATGGTAATAATGTAAATAAGATTAGAGCTGCTGCTGCTAAGTATGGCGTTACTGCTGAAGAGTTATACAACGTAGGTGCAGCTAAGGGTTCTAAGTCTTTCCCAGCACTTCTTGAAGTTGACTATGCTAAGCTGCAGAAAACACCAGAGTTTAAAGATATTAAAGATAAAGCTATGGTTACTATGTACCAAGCAAAACAAGAAGGAACAGATGAGCAAATATTAGCAGCGGCTAAAAATATGGGTTTCATTAAGGGAACAGAACTTATGGCTGAACTTAAAGAAAAACCAAAAGAAACACAGCAAGATATAGAAATTGATTATGGAAAAAGAATTTTAGCAACTACTGATCCTAAGCAAAAGGCTAAACTAACTAGCGAACTTAGAACACAACAAGAAATCTGGGCTAATCCATCGCTTAAGAAGTTGACAGATGGTGAGAAGATTACTACTGGTAATAAACTTGTTGGCTACAAAGGTATTATTAACTCCACTGTTGCAAACTATTTACCACCCGGCACTTTCAAGACTAATCCTATAACGGGTGATCTTGAAGTTAGCGAATTGGTAAAATCTGGTGATTTTGCTAAGGGTAAAAAAGCGGGTATGGAAGCAGCAATTGCTTTTGGTACAAACCCTGATGGTAAACCAAAGTCAAATGAGGATAAACTTGCTTTGGCTTCTGTTGGTATACAGTTTGATCAAAGCGGTAAAGCATTTGCTCCTAAGGTTGAATTTGCTACTGAGGCAGCACCAGCACCAGTAGCACCACTAAAAAGAGATGGGCGTGGTGGTGGGCCTATGGCTCCTAAGCCTAAGCCAGCCGCTGCTGCACCTGCACCTATTGATAAAGCAACAGCTAGAGCACAAGCTACAGCAGCTATAGAGGGTGGTGCAAAAGCTGGGGATGTAGCTAAACGATTTAAAGAAACATATGGTGAGGATTTATAAATGGGAATGTTTGATGACTTAATCCCCGCTAAAACTAGTGGTGGGATGTTTGATGATTTAATCCCTGCTAAAACTAGTGGTGATGTGTCTGATGACTTGATGCCAGCTAAGCCTACGATTCAGCAAATTGAAAGACAAGCTGCTCAGGGTTTAGAAGCTGAGCGAAAGGCTGCAGAGAAACCCGCCATCATCACCAAAGCTCCTATGCCTAGCAAGGCTAAGATTGAAGAAGCAACCAAGAAGAGCTTAGAACCCACCATTCCTTTTGAAGAGATATATAAAAATCCAAAGATATTTCCTGTAATTAAAGACTACATGAAGGTTCGCCTCAATGTCGAACAAGGAAAAGACCAGACAGACGAAGACTTTGCTAAAGACTTTATGGCACGAATGAGGTTTGAAGAGTACAACACCTTCTTAGGACTCATGCCAACTCTTGTTAAAATGCGTGAGGCCAATCCTGAAGAAGCCACATCTATGGCTTTAGGAAAAGAACTATTTAAACAAACAAGAAGTGTGTTCCAGCCCGGTGGTCAAGGCTATGGAAGTGCTGATGCTTTAGTTCCTTATTGGAATACACTCACCGCATTTGCTACAGACCCCCTTAGCTATGTTGGCTTTGTTGGTGGTAAAGTTGCGGGTCAGGTTGTTAAAATATCTGCTGCCCAAGAAGCTGCACAACTTGCTGCTGGAGCTGCTGCCAAAGGAAAAATTGCTTCCCTATTAACACCAACTAAAGGTAAAGCAATAGCTGGGGTGGCTGGTATAGAAACAGGATCAGGCATAGTACAAAGTCTACGCAGTCAACAATTAGATCAGATGGTAGCTGAGAGCCTTGGCAAAGATGTAGAAGAACTTAGCGTAACACAAATGGCTGTTAGCGGAATTATCAATGGAGTGTTTGGGGGGTTGGAAGCTAAGACCGCTGTTACTAAGTTTGGTAAAACAGGGACAAAACAGTTTGAAGACTTAATTAAAAAGGCTAAAGAAAAAACACCAACAGATCCTAACGCACCTCCTACTAAAACAGAGGCAGCATTGTTGTCTCCTGTCGATGAGAACATGGACCTACTTGCTGAAGAGTTTATGAAGCAAGAGGGTGCTAAGATATTGGATGAGATATCTCCCGCTGCTGCTTTGGTAGAGCCAGCTATTCGTAGAGACTTATCACAGAGAGCCATTCGTGTGGCTATGAATGTAATTGAAAACGATCCTACCTACAAGGTTAAAGCAGGACAGAAAACCAGTACAGCTATTGCTGAAGTGTTCTCTGCTATGGACCAAGGACTTATTGATGACACCTTATTAGAGCAAGCCATTAGAAAAGAAGGACTGAGTCCTGAACAGTTTGCTCAAGCTAACAGAGTGACAGTTACACAGGCTGCTCAGATTATGCAGCAATATTCCACAGCATCTAAGACTCTTAATCGTCTGCGTCAGATTGATCCAGATGTTGCTAAGCAGGTGGATGCTTTGTATGGTGCTCCTGATGAATATACCTCTGCTATGGGCTGGTGGATGGGAGCCTTCTTAAGAGCTGAGAGAGAAAGTAAAGCTGTCATGGTGAGTGGAATTGGTACTAGTGTGCGTAATGGTATTGGCACTGGTACTGGTTTAACTTTAAATTCCGCAGCCTCTCTTATTGAAGGTACTCTGATGACTGTAGGTAAGACTTTATCAGGAGATGCCAAAGGAGCAAGGATAGCTACATTAAAAACAAGTATTAGTGACACCATTGAAAAAGCTTTTGGCTCTTGGTATTATCTATCCAAGGGTGACTTGTCTTCAGTGGTGACAGATGAATTACTAAAACACAATCCTAGTCTTAGGAACAACATCTTATCTTCTATGCAAGAAGATTCAACAGACCTATCTAAGTTTGCTCGTTTAATTAATAGTCTTAATGTGGCACAAGATGCAATATTTAGAAAAGCAATCTTTGCTCACTCTGTTGAAACTAAACTAAAAGATGTTGGTTTAGATATGTATGAACTTCTAGCACAAGGGAAAGTTATTCCTTCAGATGTTCTTAAAGAAGCTGCAGATGACACGCTGAAAGCTACCTTCTCATATATGCCTAAAGTACCTAAGAAAGGTATTAATACTTTAGAAGCTAAATCTGAACAAATTGGTAACTACGTTGTTAAGGCTATTGAAGACACACCCTTCACTAGTTTAGTTGTTCCTTTCCCTCGCTTCATGGCTAATGCTATAGCCTTCCAATATAGATATAGCCCTTTGGGTGGTATTGCTGGAGCTGAGTCTGTTATCAGAGGCTCTAAGATGATGGCTAATGGGGATGCGGGTGGTGCTTCTCTTGTTAGAAAAGGACAAGAGAACATTGCTAAAGGCGTAGTTGGTACAGCAGCTTTGATTGCTGCCATAGATTACAGAGCTAACAACCAAGATGTTGAATGGTTTGAAAAGAAAAATAGTGATAATACAACAACAGACTTAAGAGGCTTGTTCCCATTAGGAGGAGTGACATTAGCTGCTGCTGACTTAATTGTTAAACAACAGCGGGGTCTTTCTATAAAAGTTGGTGGTGCTATAGAAGCACTGATTGGAATGAAGCTTCCAGCAGGTACTCAAACATATCTTGTAGATCAGATCATCTCTGCTGTCGATTCAGAAAGAGACACAGATAAACTGAGTGTAGCAATTGGTAGAGTTACTGGGGATTTTATTGGTAGATTTACAACTCCTTTTATTGTTAAAGACATCTTCAACTTTGTTGATGCTATTCGTGAAGGAGGCTCTATTGCTAGAGATCCTAATGTAATTACATCAGATAAACCAGCAGATAAAATGTTAGAGGCAATGGGTAATAGACTTAAGTCTAAGATTCCTGTATTGAAGGAAGATCTACCTGAAGCTATTCCCCGTGTTAAACAAGGACCAATATATAAAGAAGGTGAATACTTTAACAACTTAGTTGGTGTTCGTATTACACCTGAGAAAACACCAGAAGAAGTTGAACTGATATACCTTGGTATTGATCCATATAAACTGTTTGGTCAATCATCAGGCGATAAAGAATATGACAGAGCTTTTGTAGAAGCAGCTAATCCAGTAATTATTTCTACTATGCAAAGAGTAATGATGGATCAACGCTATCAATCTAAGCCAGAAATTGAACAGAAAAAATCCATTGAGGACGCAGTTAGTAAAGCTCTTCTGAAAACAGCCAGACCACTTACAGAAGCTAAGTTTATGCAGAAAGACTTGAATCGTATATACAAGATGGAGTTTAATAAACTTCCTGCAGATACTCGTAAGATTATTAACAACAGGTATGCTGCTGAAAATAATGGTAAAACATTAGAAGAAGCTAATGACTACATGAAAGTACCTGAGTATAAAACTAAACTTAAAGATCTTAAGTTTGCTACTGGTGGCATAGTTGCTGGTAAACTTTTTAAGGCGGGAGCTAAGGCTGCTGCTACAGGCACTGAGGGGATGCTAGAACTTATTAGAAAGACTAAGAATCCTGAAGCTCTTGTTGCCAATGAAATTAATAATATTGTAGAAAATACTTTAAGTAAGACAGACTTAACAACTAAAGCAATAACCACACAACCTGCTGCTAAAGTTAAGAGCACAACTAAATCTGCTATGTCTGAACCTAAGCCAGTGGATGCAGAGATGGAGAAGCTGGTAACAGATGCTGAAGCTACATTCACTCCACCACCTAAGGTAGAGCCTGAGGTGTTGCCAGAGATTAAGATAGACCTTCCTATGGAGGTTGCTGTTCCTTTGTCTCCTTATAGGCAAGCACTAATTGAAAGCCCTAATCTTAATAAACCTAAGTTTGGTTCTGATTTTGAAACTAGACAAAAAACATTAGGGGTGTTAAGAGATATTAGAACAAACGCTTTTGATAAGCTAGTAGAGATGCCCAATGTAACAGCCAAACTTGAAGATGATGTTATTGCTGTAGCTCAGGGTGAATACAGAGCAGCAAAAGGTAAAGAGGTGGATGTTAATAATCAAGAAGCTATTACTGACTTCATTACTTTTGCCCTTCCTTTACAGGATAAATTAAAAAGCTTACGGAAAACATATAAAAATAAACCACCAGTAGTGCTCTATCATGGTACAAAAGGGGACGCTGATGATATTCTTGCTAAGGGTCTTACAGACCCCACCAGCTTAGACAAGGGTCATTCAGAAATGTCGGTGGGAGCCACCTCATTTACTAAAGATATTAGATATAACTTTGCTGGAGCTAAGGGCGGTAAGAACCCTTCACAGATTTTAGAGACTAGCATTCCTTACGCTGATTATGAATTCAGACGCATTAACATGCCAATGAGTAAGTATCAAGAAAGCGAAGGCTTTGGAGATATGAATACCATTGCTCGTTCCATCACAGGTAGTCCTACTGTGGCTCGACCTTTGGGACTACCTCAATCTGTTGGATTAAGAGAAACTGAAGATGCTTTTGTTGAGAGTGATAAACTAGTGCTTGGAAGAAAGACAGAAGAAGTAGCATCTAAACTTCCATTTGTAATAAAACAAGATAAAATAGCTAGCCAAGGTTTTAAAAGATTAACCACTATTAGAGATAATTTCTTAACTCCAGATTCTTTAAAGCCAATTAAGAAAGGTGGGATGGGTAGTGAAGAAGTTCAAGCAACCACTGCTTATAGAATTATTAGGGATCTTGTTAGGAATGAGTTTACAGAAACTAAAGGGCTGGTAAAAACATCTCAAACAACCCTCGGAAGACTTCGTAAGATAGCTACAGACAGAGCCTTTTTAAAAGATGCAGAAATAAATCCAGACATAGTTAACTTTATACCTGAGGTTATTACTTCTTTAGAAAGAGTGGGTAGTAAAGAGAAAGCAGAAGCTTTAAAGATATTAGAAAATCAATTTAATTACCTGCGTAAATACCAAACTGGAGATGGTGGGGGTAATGAAGAAATTACCCGTATCACCAGTGAACAAACTAAAGCAGTAGATGCTATTAGAGACTTGGTAGGTGGAACCTACAGAGATAAAGAAACTAAGAAAAGAATTGGCTTAGCTAAGGGTGGCCTAGCCAGCCGTAGATAATACAACATGAGATAGTCTATCAAGAGGAACCTTGTAAAAGAGTTCACCTTGGTAGACATATTTATTTCTAGACTCTTTAACTTCTGAATCTAATACAGCAGCAGCTTCGCAATGAAACAATGCTGTGCCATCTTTATTAATAGAGAAGAAGTGTGTAGGTAGTTCTTGTGTTAAGAGCTTCTTCTTCCTAGCAGGTACATTCAAATCTTCATAGGGAAACTCTACAGTTTTCCATGACAGTCTGACTTCTACCTCAGCGTACCCCACCAACAAGCTGTCTTTGTACAGATGCAGATCAATCCCATACCTGTCAGGATTGTCTCTAGCTTCCATATCCCAAAAAGAAGAGACATAGTTTTTAACTACATCTCTTCCAAACTTGTCGTAGGTATCGTGCAGTTCTTTATCAAACCGCTTGGTAGCCATTAAGTCTTTCAATGTTATCGAAGTAGCCACGATCAAATCCTCGTTGCCATTCCTTACCTGCCACAGATGATGGTTCATATTGATTGACCAACCATCCATGCCTGAAAGCTTTATAGCCCTGTTCAAATTGAATACGCAATGGTGCAGATCGTTCAGACTTGACTTGCATGTTATTCCCCTGTAGGTTTATCGCCCTTGATGAGTTCGCCTATCTCTTCAAACTCACCAATATAGATACTAAGAAAAGGCAACTTAAGTAGTATACCACTATAAGATACCAACTTATCCTGTGGTCCACCATCATCTATGATGTGACAGATGGTGTCATTGAATTCAATGTCCAGTCCAATGCCTTGCCTTAGCTCTACAACAATCATGCTGCCTTACCCCATACATCATCCCAAGTACCAGTGGTAGCACCCTTGCTGTAGTCTGTTACACGTTGCTCAAAGAAGTTGGTGTGGCTAACACCAAGCATACCATCCACCCAAGGCAGAGGGTTCTTCTTGATCTTGTAGATGCCTTTCATCCCCATAGAGATGAGTCTGCGATCAGCAATGTAGCGAATGTATTGCTTCACTTCTTCTTTCGTGAGTTTCTCAACCTCAACCATTGAAAAAGCCAGATCCACAAACTGATCCTCCAGACCCACCATTTGATCTGCAATTTCCTTGATGCGGTCCGAAGTGCTCTCATCTTTGTTGTGCTTAACATACTCACGATACACCTTTATCATGCCTTCAGCATGCTGAGTTTCGTCCACAATAGACCAAGCAATGATTTGGCCCAACCCCTTAAGCTTACCATTCCTTGCAAAGTTTAGCAACATAACAAAGCTAGAGAATAGCTGCATGCCTTCACCGAATGCAGAGATGGCTGCAATTTTCTCAGCCATTGGTGCTGCACTCAGATTGTTAATGTAGTCATGCTTCTCCACCATCTCCCTATACTGTAGGAATTCATTGTAGGTGGATTCAGGTAAGCCTAAGGTTTCAATGAGGTGAGCATAGGCTGCTACATGCAGGGCTTCCCTACCTGCAAAGCCACTCATCATCATCCTCACTTCAGGCTGCTTGAACACTGGGATGTAGTGGTCATGGTATCCACTGCCAATGTCCAAGTCTCCTTGTACAAAGAAGCGCAAGATCTTTGTTAGAAACTCTTGCTCTTGTTTGCTCAGCTTCTTATAGTCTTTAACATCCTCAGACATTGGTACTTCTGTATGAAGCCAATGGCTCTGCTCATGTTGCAGCCAAGCATCATAAGCCCAAGGATACTTAAAGGGTTTGAATGTTGTACGCTCTTGCGTGATGTCTGTCTTAGTCTTTACCATATCATCCTTCACATGCTAAACAAGTTTCACCTTCTGCCACCTGCTTCAAATCAATATCGTCTTCAATACGTTGACGTTTAATCTGAGCACCCACCTTATCTGCCTTACGCACCTTCTCTGAACGAAGATAGTATAGGCTCTTTAGTCCACTCTTCCAAGCAAGGAAGTGAATGGCATGTAGATATTTAATGGATACATTGGCAGGGAAGAACAGGTTAATGCTCTGTCCTTGGTCAATATATTTCTGTCTGTCTGATGCAAGCTCAACCAACCAACGCTGATCAATCTCCATAGCAGTCTTAAACACTTCCTTCAATTGATCAGAGATGTCTAGGTGCTGTACAGATCCTTCGTTGCTGATGATGGATGCCCACACATCATCATCGTCCATGCCCAGTGCAGCAAGTTGTGCTTTCAGGAACCTGTTCTTGTAAACGAATGACCCACTGAGCGTGTCTTGGCGAAATACATTCGCTCTGTACGGCTCGACTGAAGGGCTAGTATTACCCATGATAAGGCTGCTACTGGCATTAGGGGCAATAGCAGTGTGATGACTAAACCTTCTACGAATATTACCGTGACCAGCATCAATACAACTACCACGCTGCTGCTCCAAGATAGAGTCAGCAATTAAACACGAAGAATGAATGTGCTTAAAGATTTCATTGTTAAAGCTCTTAGCCATCACACCATCGATGGCTACACCTTTCTTCTGTAAGAATGCATGAAAGCCTAGAGTACCTACACCAATGCTTCGCTCCATCATTGCGCTGTACTTAGCCCTAGCAATTGTTGATGGTGCTTTGTCGATGAAGTATTGCAAGACATTGTCTAGCATTTCCATAACATCTAAAATGAATCGCTTGTCATCTTTCCAGTCATCGTAGTATTCTAAGTTGAGAGAAGACAAGCAGCACACTGCTGTTCGTTTCTCGTTAGTTGGTAGGAAGATTTCTGTACACAAGTTGCTGCCATTAATCTTCAAGCCTTTGTCACTCAACCACTTAGGCATAGCCTTATTAGCTGTATCAATGAACACCAAGTATGGCTCACCTGTCTGCATACGCAGGTCCAATATCTTCTGCCACAAATATTTAGCAGACACTGTCTCTACCACCTCACCACTGGAAGGATTCTTTAGCTGAAAGCTATCATCAAAGTCAGGATCTTTCATGGCCTTCTCAATGATGGTCATGAATTCATCAGTGATGTTGATGCCGTGATGCAGGTTTAATGTGCGTACATTCTGGTCACCTGTAGGCTTACGCATCTCCAGAAACTGGATGATGTCAGGGTGGTGGATGTCTAGATAGGCAGCATAGCTACCCCGTCTTGTGCGTCCTTGGCGATAGGCCAATGAACTAGCATCGTATATCTTAAGGTGGGGCATAACACCAGTAGACTTATCATCGCCATTGCGGATACCAACATGAACCCCGACACCACCACCATACATGGATAGCCAATTAGTTTCTGATAGGTTATCGACCAAGCCTTCTGCACTATCATCCATATAGTTAAGGAAGCAGCTAATAGGGAAACCACGCTTAGAGCGACCAAAAGATAGGATAGGCGTAGAGTAGCTAAGCCAGTGCTTACTACTGTAGTCATACAATCGCTGAGCATGCTCTTGACTTGACGCAAACGATTCCGAAACATATGCAAATCTTTCTTGAGGGCTAGCCTCTTCATCCTTCATATAACTCTCTCTCAATCTCTGGATGCCTAGCTCATCAAACAATGCGTCCCGAGACAGGTCAATGCTGACCTTAAACTTTGCCATAGAAATACTCCTGATAGGGGGAAAAAAAGGGAGCCAAAGCTCCCAGAGGAAAGGTAGTTATACCTCAGATGGCTACTGCTTGCTATGCTGTAAACAGTGAAGGGAATAAGTTAGTTAGTACCCTCTTACATTCTTCTGCCACTTCACGATGTTCTTTCTGTGTTGCTTTGTCACAACGGATATCAACGTAGTGCATCCAGCTTCTCAGTGTACCATTCATGTACATCCTACTGGTGGTCATACCTTCAGGTAACACCTTTCGTGCCACCTCCTTAGCTATACCCATGCCTAATGCAGCCTCATAGGACCGCCTAGAAGCCCTTAAAACATCCTGTTGTAGCTCCTGCCATACCCTCATCAGTTCACGGTCCTGTACGGGGATGGAGTTCTGTCTATTCTTATCGTCCTGCAGCCTTGCCTCACTAGTTTCATAGCGTGAGGAAATGGCATAGCGTTGTGAGAATTCTTGGAAGCTGAAGCTACGATGACGTAGGATTTGACGGGCAACGTCACGGGTAGTTTCAATTTCCATACAAACATTGACCATTTCAAATGGACTCCAGTGTTTGTTGTCCATCAAATACTTCAACAGCTTAGGTGCTGTCTCAGGATTGTCCTGATTCTCCGGGTTGCTCACCCTCGCCATGTAAGCTATCAGATGTTCCGCATTTGGTGTAGCCCATATCAACGTCACCCACATATTTATTTCCTTCTTCAATGCCGTTCTTAAGGGCTGTAATTATACCGAGGTTGAGCAGGATGTTACGCTCTTCCCAATTTAAATCGAAGTGATAGGTTGCACTACCATCATCGTGTTCTGCTAACAGTTCTACATTCATTCCTTTTTCCTTTCTGCTTTCTCTTCTTCTGTCTTCACCTTATGGCATGGCTTACACAACACCTGAAGGTTTTCTATCTCACAGAAGATACGATCAATAAACATATCCCAACTAACAAAGCCTTCTGTTGGTGATACTACAGGTAGTATGTGATCTACCTGTACATCAGCAGCAACAAACTGTTTCTTACATTTGGCACACTTGTAATGCATTGCCAACTTGCCTGTCTTCTTATTAGTCTTCCTGCCAACGAAGGCTTCTTTAAGAGCCTTGTATTTAGGAGGCCAACGCCTAGACGCAGCTCTCAGTGCTGAGGTGACAAAGCTTCTAAACCTAGAGTCTGTCCACTCACCACCATTTCTTTTCTTATCTACCAATTTGTGTATCAACTAAATGCGACATGTCAGCAGCATCGTAATGCACAAATAAATCTCTAGCAATTAATAAAGCTTCGTCAACATCTAAAGCAACAAACTCAGTTTGATACTTATCAAATTCATCCTCAATTACATGTTCAACAACATAGCCATTACTGGCTTCTCGAATTGTTACAGAGTTAACTTTCATTCTAGTCCTTCCACATCCACATGACGAAAGATAATCTCATGTGCATCCATTCTTTCCAATGAGGCTGTTAGGTTCTCAATGAGTACCTCGCTCAACACTTCTTCATTCAGATAGACATTAGGCAGGTCTTCTGGTTTAAAGAATACTTTTAAACTAATGTCTACAGCAATCATAATTTTTCCAGTCTTTCTTCTACAAGTCTAGCATACCCAATGATGTCATGCCATGAGTCATGATACCAAGGATCACCATTAACAATGCGAGAGATTTTATTACAGATGAGATCAAGGCTTTCCTTCATATCATCATCCATCTCTTTCCATTCAGCACCAGACCTAACAGATTCTTTTAAAGCTTGTGAAACTCTAGAGACATCTTCTTTGTAGTTGCCATACCTAACACCTCGTTGTATTAATGTATCATCTATGTTCATTGAATGCCTCCAATTGTTTTGGTGTTAATGGTGAAGCTGCCATCGCCAAAGCTATCATGATCTGCATTGTAAGAGAAGTCACCAACATCAGCAAACATCTTACCGCAATACTCAACAAGCTTATTAGCAAGCTCCTCATCTTCTTCCATGTGTTGAATGGTTGCTGCTAATATCGTAGCCATACCAATCAGGTTATTCACATCGTCTTCACTGATAGTGAGTGGACCAAAGCCACTGACTAACACTTGAAAGTTGTTTGTATATTTCCCATCCACAATAGTAGGACGGAGGATTAGTGCAATGTCATTTGGCTTTAAGCTTGTGGAGGATTCCATATTTGTCCTTCATATCTTCGTAGAAAAAGAAGCCGAGCATTCTCTAAGACACGCTCAGCATTATCCTCATAAGCTTCCAACACTTTGTTGTATAGCTCAAGTTCATCTGTTGTGTCCCCAATTATCTTGGCTGCTTTCACTGGGCCAATACGGAACAATCCTTTGATGTTATCAGCAGCATCACCTGTCAGCATCTGCGTATACAGCTTAACCAAACCCTCTTCTGGTTTGATGTAGTAGCCTATACGCTTAACAAAGTTGTAATGCCAACCAACAATCTGATCTAAGTCTTTGTCTAAAGACACAATGACACAGTTGTCACCAAGCTTTGTAGCTTCAATGGCAATGGTGTCATCAGCTTCTTCACCCTCAGATATAGAAGCATTCCATTCCTTTACTAGATGGCTTCTAAGGAAAGCTAAGTGCTTTGGCTTAGGCTTGTCCACTCTGTTACCCTTGTAAGGCACAGTGGTAGCTATCTCATATCGGAAGTTGTTCTTACCTGTGAGGTGCATGCTCCAACTATCCACGAAGCAATCAGGATAGATGTTATCAACACCGCACATGAGGACATCAACAATTAAACGATCCAGTGTTCGCTGTGCTGTTGCTTCGTCTTCGTCCTCACATGCAGATGCTGCCCGATAAGCGAAGATATCGCTATCGAACAGAGCTTTCATTTACAGAACATCCTCATCGTCTGCACTGATGCCACTGGCTGCAGAGTATTCAATCAAGTCAGTGACAACCAGCTTCTTCAATGAAGGGCTAACACCTTTCTTGTTCTTGTATGTCCAAGAGTATGAAGACACCAAGGCTTTGGCTTTGCTGCCATTACCAATTGCTTCAGTAATCTCATCGTTGTCAATGTCATAGACACGCATAGGCTTCTCTGATTTGCAAGTGATGTACCTGCCCATATCAGACTTCTTATCTTCACCAGTCTGAACACTGATGCCCATCTCTTCCAATGCTTCAACAGCAGCATCAGACAAGTTGCACAAGTTCAACTGAAACTTACCAGACATCTCATTAATCTTAGTGTGCTGACACCAGAACAAATCAGCCTTAAGCTTAATCGCTTTCTTTTCTTCACTCATAATATTCTCCAATATAAAAACCCACCTCTATCGTTAGTGGCACTCACGCCAGTTGTTACCAACTTTTCCTTCGGCATCAACTGGACAACGGAAACCTAAAGCCTCACCTGCCTTGGTTGCTGCTTGCTCTATGAGCCTAGCTGCTTCCTCTGCCTGATCTTCCTTAACTTCCCACTGTGTTTCGTCATGAACAAACGCTAACAGTTTAGCATTTATTCCCCTCTCTTGCAACAGCTTTGTTGATTCAATAAGCCACTGCTTAGCCACAATAGCACCTGCACTTTGCAGCAATGTGTTCAAAGCAGCATGCTCAGATCTAACCCACACTCTCCTACCATCCAGTGCAGGGAGATGACCCTTAGCCATCAGTCTAGATATCTTCTTCTTCAAGGCAGAAAGGCCGGGTGTGTTATTGATAAAACTATCAATAAGTTTCTTGCCTTTGCTACTGTTACCACCAACAATCGATCCTGCCTTAGCAGCACCTGCTCCATACAGCACACCATATGTCAGAGTCTTGGTAACATTCCTAGCCTTCTTATGCTCAGGGTTGTTATCGTCCTTCACAGTGCCTTTGTCAACTAAGCCAAAGCTCTGTGCATTAAACCAGTGGATGTCTCCTTTAAGCAACTCATCCATCCACTCTTGGTCATTTAAGTAGTGACCTAAGCAGCGAAGCTCAATACCTGATAGGTCTACACCCACCTGCTTATACCCCTTAGGCACTGTCCATACCTCTCTGCACTCAGCACCATATGGACCACCCACTGCAGGGATCTGTGCCATGTTAGGACTGCTGTGTGTGGCTCTGCCAGTGACAGCACCATTGGTAGTGACTCTGCCATGCACCCTACCATCATCGGCTACCAGTTCAAGCCAACTGCTGATCTGAGCCACACGCTTTTGAATCATTAAGTATTCAGCTACAAGCTTTGCTTCAGGCAAGTCAATCTTCTCAAGTACAGCTTCATCCACAATGACATTGCCTTTGTCTGTCTTCTTTGTAAACACCACACCAAGCCCCGCCAATCGCTCAGCAATCTGCTGCCTACTACCTGAATTAAAAATGGTAATCTTATCTTTCAGTTGCTTGCCTGTCTTCTCAGAGATGCGTTGCTCTACGATGGGAGGGAACACTTTCTGCATGCTCTCTTCAATGTCAGACATGCGTCCACTCAGTGTGGCATGTAACACCATAGCCTTAGGCATATCAAGCATGAAGCCATTGTCTTCCATGCCTCGGCAGATCAGTGCCACCTCATGCTCAAGCTGTATGCTTTGTAGGGAAAACCCTTCTCTTATCATGGTTGTTGTCAGAAACTCATACAGTTTTCTGACAAGTTGAACATCCTGCTCACAATAGGTAGCCATCTCTTGTGTCCACCCACCATCGAAGTCAGTGAAGCCAATCTTGTAGCTACCTAATCGGTAGCCCCATGCCTCTAAGCTGTGAGGGGTGGGTGCTTTACCTTCTTTAGGGAGTACCACCTCAATGTCAGGTTTGTACAGCCGTGACATCACCAGTGTATCCACTAGCATGTTGGCAGGAATGCCAACACCCCATACCTTATTTAGTATGGGAGCATCAAAGCCAATGATGTTGTGGCCCACCACTTGCTCACCCTCTAAGTATTGCTGCAAGCTGTCGGCTTCCCGCCAGTGCCTCACCTCACCAGTAACGCTGTGCTTAGTAACACACAACCATATGGTGTCATGTTTCAGGTTTGTCTCTATGTCTAAGAAGATCATCGTCCTTGTCCTTATCATTTTGTTGGAGATTGTTAACTTTCTCCGACTGTTTGTAATCTTCTAATGAGTCTCTACCAAAGATGGCATTCCATCTTGATGCCCACTCTTCATCAGCTATTGACTTGGGACGCTGAGCATGTCCCTTTCCACCGTCACTCGTCATATCTTTGCCACACCAGTACAGGCGTGTCCTCTCCTATGTAAGCACCCTCAATGTTGAAGACAATGTATTCATTTGCTTCCTCTTCAGACATACCATCCCTATCCATAAACACTTTGATTATTAGATCAGCATCATAGACTAAGACCTCCACTCTCTTGTTGCCTTTCCATACGGAAGCTTGTCCTAGTATGGCATCGTCAAGGCCATCCCACTGTTTCATAACATCATCCTTTCTATAGTGTCATCAATCTCAAACATTCTGCCAGTGTCTTTGTTATAAAGCAAGCTGCAAGCAGGACCAGTTTGTCCACTGTATCTGTTCTTTAACACCCTCACCTTGGTGGTGTTACGCTCAATGGGATCGTCAGCCTGACCGTTCCTCTCAAGAGACACCACCATGTCACTAAGCTGTGCAATGGCTGCACTACCCCTTAGCTGAGCTAAGCTAGTGGCTGCACCTTCTTCATGTCCCTTGTCTGATGGACGCTTGAGGTGGCTAACAATGATGAGAGCAATGTTAGTTTCCTGCACAAGCATGCGAAGCTTGGTCATGATTTCATCAATGGCTTTGCGTTCATCACCATTGTCCTGACTGGATACGATGATGCTGAGGTGGTCTAGGAATACATACTTACAGCCTAGTCCCTTAGCCATATACTTCACACGATTGACAATGTTCTCAATGGCTGTGCTGCCGAAGTGGTCAAAGAAGTACAAACGTCCAGTGCCTAGAGTCTTCTCGAATGCGTCCTTGCGTACAGCATCAGACACCATAGATGTAGGCAGGTGCAGGGGTGTGTCAGCAGCAAGGCTCATCATGGATAGGCTAGTCTTACGCACACTCTCTTCAAGAAACATTAAGCCAATGCTGTCATCACAGTTCTGCAACAGATGCCAAACTATTTCCCTTAGGGTTTGACTCTTACCTAGTCCACTACCTGCTGTGAATGTAACCAGTTCACCTGCTCTGATGCCATAGGTAATATCATTCAACCCCTTCCAAGGATAGAAACAGTCTGCTGCCTCCATTGGTTTAGACACTAGCTCCCACAACCCAGTGCCACTAACAATACCATCAGGTATGAATGGCTCTGCTGCCCACCAACGGGATACGAATGCAGCCTCCTTGCTTTCAGCAAGCCACTCACATGCATCCTTGTATGAGGGATCAGGTTTAAATATCTTGCACTTGCTGCCAAACAATTCAGCAACTTCCTTTGCTGCCTTCTGCCCTGCCTCATCACCATCAAAGCACAGCACCACAGTTTCAAAGCTGTTGATGTATTCGTAGTTGGCTTTGGCATCCTTCAATGCACTACCTGCACCTGTGCGTATAGACACCACAGGATATTTACTGCCTGTCAATTGGTATGCAGCCAGTGCATCAAACTCACCCTCAGTGATGGTGAGATACTTACCATTGGATGGGTATAGGTTCTGTCCAAACAATGTACCCTTGCTCCACCCACCCACTGTCGTAAACTTCTTATCCTTCACCTCTCTACGCTTAGCTGCCACCAGTTGTGAGTTGCTGTCGTAATAGGGGAAGTAGTAATAACCACCACTGCGAACAACCCCATAGCGTTCCATCGTGGCTTTGTTAATGCGTCTGTCTGATACAGACACACTAACACCTTCGTTGTAGTCTTTAAAGAAAGAACTTGTGTCTTTCGTTTCTGTATCAACATCAATCACTTCAAGTCTTTCTTTGTTCATTGAGGGAATGTATGTGTTACATACAAAACATTTGGTGGACATGTCATCGTTGATGGACAAGCCATCACTACTGCCACATGTCTCACAAGGTAGGTGGGTTTTTAAGAATGTCATAGCCCTTGTAAGTTACTTTGTTAGTCTTTAATACTTGTTCGTATCCGCTAAATAGCTTGGTCATTCTAGCATCGTGAAGACTATGGAGTCCAATTAATAAATTGGCAAGCTCATCTTCTGTTGTATGTTTCTCTCTGTCCATTAACACCCACAAGATGGAGTCAATGTCCTCCTTAGTTATCCATGCTGCCATGATGAGATCTTCTAGTTCATGTAGTTTCATTTGAGTCCTTTTAAAATCTGCTTACCAAGATTGCTAAGCTTTTCAACTTCGTTGAAGTCATCAGGCTGTACCTCCTGACCTAATCGCTGCACTTCATACATAGCGTGTTCACGTAAGGCTTGTCCCCTTGCTCGGATGGCTTCTGCAATAACTGTTGATGGATGAAACCAACCTACTGCCCACTCATCTGCAATCCTTGCACACGCCTCACGCTCCAAGCGAATGGCAGCTTTGATGGCATTAGCTTCCCAGTTATAGGGCTGTCCCTTCATAGAGTTCTCACGTTCAATGCGAGCAAACTCATCGTCTTCATCTGTATGTATCATTTTACTGCCTCCATATACAAACCCACATTACCCAGTGCATAACCAACAAAGGCTATGCCTAGCCCAGTGTTCCCTTTGAATAGCAGATCCACTGCCACCACTGTATACACCACCCCAACAATTGCAATAAGCCATGCACTCATGATTGCACCTTAAACTCTTGAAGCACTCTTATAGTTGCTTTAATAAGTTCCATATCTTGAGTTGGCTCAGGCACATTACTTTCCCACCTCAGCAGGAATTCCAATTCATCTACGATGATGGCTTCAATTTCATCTCTTGTCATTTGTTTCTCCTCTTTCATTAGTCGAACATATTGATCTGTCTTAGTGCAATAGCTTCTTATCCAAGCCTTGTCACTGTCACGTTCATACACTTCATTACAGTGTACACATCTGTACTTCATACCAGTCCCCTCATTTCCTGTGTCACTGTTGCACTACGCAAAGTGTTCTTGATGTAGGGTGTTAGGCTCTGCGGTGTGGCATGGCCTGACACTGACATGATGTTGGTGATGGGTACACCCACCTCAATCATCTCTGTGATGGCTGTCCTTCTCAAGTCCTGCAACACTAGGTCACTAGGCAAAGCAGCATCAGCTAAGATTTGCTTAGCCACTCTAGACAAGTTGAACAAGCTGTAAGGAACCAGCCCACCCTTCCTATCAGGAACATTAGAGGGTGCAATGTATTGCTGCCAACCAAACTCAGCATGCTGTTGTCTCAGCATAGTTAGTAGCCCAGTGCTTGTGGGAATGGTCACCCTAGACCTACGCTTGCTTTGTTCCAAGTGCAACACACCCTTCTCTAGGTCAACCTGATCCCACTTAAGCTTACGCATATCCCCCATACGCTGTCCATATTCATAGCCCATCTGCACTATGAGTCCCACATTACGCCACTTGAATGTGGAGTAGGCAGTGTTCATGAATGCTCTCACATCTTCTCTGCTCCACACAGTTCTGCGAGGCTTGTCTGCCCTTCGTAGCACCTTGCTGAATGGATTGTGTGTGATGTAGCCATGACGAATAGCGAAGTTAAAGAGCAGTCTATAGACAGCTAGAGTGTGGTTAGCTAAGCTAACACTGTGCTCAGCATGTTGTTCATATATCTTCTGACAATGTGGTGTGACTAAGCTTCCAAGCTTACACTGATACAGTGTCACTCCATTGGCCTTGCTGTCCTGCCACCCCTGTAGGTAGTAGATGTAGTCACGCTGTGCTTTAGCACTGAGCTTAGTGTAGGTGATGTTGTTCTTGTATGCCTTAACTAGATCAGCCACCTTCGTATTCACAGAGATATCTTTAAGATATCTAAGTTCTTTACGCCAGTTGTCTAGCTTAGCATTCAACTCCTCAGCCAAAGCAAAGGCTTTGTCTTTGTTAGTGCCGAGCATAGTGCGTTCAACAACACCCGCATCCACTGCATCCTGAGGTGGGTTGTAGCGGTACTTGATGACACCTTCGGTGGCCTTAGCTAGTGTCACATAGCGAGGGAGATTCATTCTTGTTCCCTTGCCTTCATCATCTGTTCAGCAAACCAATAGGCTCTGCTTGCCACTTCAGCATGTGGAATGTTATATGCACTGGTCATCAGTATAGCCATAGCCTTAGCTGCGAAGTAGTCACGCAGGGTCATGCCATCTTTGAATTGATCGGGGAATGCTGATTGCATGTTGTTGCTCTCCATGTAATTTCCTGCTGTTGTAAATTTTAAATCATTCATCTGTTCCTCCTAGTGCATAAAGTGTTTCAGCCATATCAATGAGTTCATCCTTCTTCATTAGCTTTTCTAGCCATCTATTTGGTATACCTTTCAAGCCATACTTACGTCCTGCTAACATACCAGTGACAGCACCTAAAGTGTCAGCGTCAAAGCCCATGTTCACTGCCTTCACTAAAGCTTTCTCGAAGGTAGAAGTTTCTCTCACACATTCCCATGCCATGTTGTATGTATACATGATAGTTCCTGTGGCATACGGATCACGATAGTGTTTGAGATAGTCGAAGCTGTCCTCTGCCTTGCCTGACATAAGCTCAGTCACAAACCCTGCAATGTAATGCACAGTGTCTGCATTACCATGTGTCATCAATGACACGGCTATGCTCTGTGCCACAGCATTAGGCATGTTGTTGTGATTGGCAAGCACAATGGGAGCAAGCCTCATGATGGAGCCATTACCACTAGCACCATAACTACTGCTACCTGCATAGGGGTTTGTAACATCCATCCTGTGGATGGCTTCACTGCATGTCCTACCAATGTCAAAGACATAATCTCTAGTACCGAAGTGGCCTGTCTTCTTCCACATCTTAAAGTTCATGGCAATGGCTTCAGGGTCAAAGCGTTTGCTGCTTATGTATGCATCGGCAATAGCCACAGCCATAGCGCCATCGTCTGTCCATTCACCTTCGGCAGTGTTGTGCATACCCCCACCCTCCATCTCTGTCAGTGTGTGTGTCATCTCATGTGGCCTCATGAATTCCAATGGAGCACCTAGTGCATCTCCAATGAACAGACCCATGAACATACCAATTGCTTTATCTTGATGCATTAAATGTCCGTATTCGTTACAGTTATTTCAAAATCAATACCATCACCTAACTTGTTGATGTCTTCACGCAACACATCACAAATCTTTTGAATAGTTTCCCAAGGACACAGGCAGTCTATGTTCATGTGTAGTACCTTTACACCGTCCATGTAACCTGCAATTTTTGTCTTGTTACTTAACATATATGTTCCTTTATGCAGGGGACTAAGCCCCTGCCTTGGTTGATTAAGCGAAGGCAATGTCTTCAGCAATGTTCCACAACTCTGAGTTGATGCGGATGTTCTCTCTCACACTGCTAACAGGACGAGCCTTACGGATCACACCATTGGGGTGCTTGTCAGACAGGCTCTTAACGAATGCATTGCCACGGATGACACCTTCCTGAATACGATTGAACACAGTGAATGCATCCATGTAGTTGTCTTGATAGCGAGAGATCTTCAACACATCGGCAATGGTTTGAGGGGTAGCATACACACCATTGGTCTGCTGTTCAAGCATGTCCCATCGTGTCTCAATACCACGCTTAGCCATGATCACTGACTGATGTGGGTCAAGTGTCACACCACGCAGTCTTTCAAGACGCTCCATCATGGTGGGCAATGTAGCCACAGTGTTACGAAGCATCTCTTCAAAGCCACTCAGTGCCTTGCTGTGGTAGATACGAGACTGGAAACCATCACCTGCAATGAGGCCATTGTCACAGATGAAACGGAAGCAACCTGCAAACAATCTCACTGAGCCAGTGCCATCGTGAGAGTTGTAAAGAATAATCTCAGGACGAATGTCAGCAGTGCCGAAGTCAATGTCCCATGTCTTAGCGAAGGCTACCATGTGACCTGAGTGAGCAGGGTTGTTCTTACGGCTACGCTTTTGTGCTGCTTGCACTGGTGCATATCCATAGTCTTGCATCACTGTGATGATGTCGCTTGTGTTCAATGACACATAACGATCTGTAAGTCGGTCAGCCTTGGTTGTGCTGAAAGCAGCGGGGGCAAGTTGTTGGATACGCTCTGTAGAGAGAGCAGAATTGTTAACATTGCGAGAGAAGATTACATGTTTAGCCATGATGTTTCCTTAAGAAAAGTGAATGAGTGTCAGCAACTGACGCTTAATTATAACCACAAAATTAGGGGCAGTGCAATACCCCTACAGTTTACTCAGGCTTTTTAGCCAAAGGTATTACATCCATCCAAGCCATCAGATGGATAGTGTCACCGAACATATCTAGGCAGTAGCTATACATGCCATCGATGTGATCGAAGTAGTAGACAGCCCCAGTGCGAGGGCATTGTACATAGCTCTTAGGCTTCACTGAGTACAGTGGTGTCACTGGTTGCTTGTCGAAGTCCCTGATGTCCACTTCGCTTAACATAATTTTCCTCCTGTAATAGGTGTAGTCGTTTCATCTCAGTGCCTTTGGCATAGCCTCGGACATAGTCTTTGCTCATCCACTGGTATGCCATACCTAAGCCACGTTGTCCATGTACAAAGCCTAGCTGATAACTAATGTCTACTTCCATAGCATTAAAATCACAAATGCTATAGCAAAGAGAAGAGCAAACCATCCATATAAAGTTTCATCATCCATTTGCAACATCCTTTCTTTGTACTGGTGTAGCCAACAACCACTTGTCCCCAAGGTAACGAATGCTTCGCACCCACTGCCGTTGGTTGTGTCTATTGATACGCTTCTCTACACCTTCGGTGTTGAACAGAGTGCGAACATGCTTTAACATCTTTGTATTCATTTCATTCCTTAACTATACGAAAGTTTCCTAAGTCTACCTGTTCTCTGTTGGCAAAGAACAAGCCATCAAGGTAGCGTTCCAGTGCATTTGATGCATCAGGTAGTGTGGCATAACGCCTTGGTTTGTAGTTGCCACTGTCTGTCACATCAAACTCTAGGCAGTACCACTTGTCACGCAGTCTGGTTTGTATCTTGTACATATGCATACCTTTCATAAGAACGGATCTTGCTATCACCATCGGTGTTCTTAGTCACAAACTTGACTGCCACATTGTCAGAGTGTAGTCGCTGTATTAACAACGACAAGTCACAGTCTTCCTCAAGGTAGACATTGTCCTTGTACTGATAGCTGTAGCTGCTTACATCAGGGGCAATGCCTAAGTTGTCTAACACCTTACGCTTCACCTTACCCCATCCATGCCCTGCATCAGTGTATACAGTGATGGTGAATGTCTTACCTTTCTTTATCATGATGTTAGTTCCTCAATGGTTCCTGCCAACACCACTGTCTTACCAGTAGCACCAACCACGAAGCTAAGCTTCATGATGTTAGGATGTGATCTAAGTCCACAATTAGTCATGTATGTTTCCATCTGTCCTCTTTCATCGAAAGAGTGTTGACATCCATGTCCATTACTGAACTCCCAGTGCAGGGTGTAGGGTGGTGGTAGCACCTCCTCCGCTTTGATTGCCCACATCTTATCAATCCTTTCATACGAATCATCTTTGATCATGCCAGTTCCTTTGTAGGGATAATGATAGTGTGTACCACATCCCCTTGTTTGTTATAAACATACAAGTGCAACTCACTGTTCTCCATGACGGAGTCAAGGTAGCACTCAACATATCCATTGTTTTTACCAATGTTAATCACTGTGGAATTAACAAAGTTATCCAAGGTTTCTACTGTCAGTTTCATAGGTTATGTTCCATAATATATTTAGCATCGGCAATGTCTTTAGACAGTGCCTCTATCCACTTACCATCCTCAATGTACTTGTCAGCCGACTCAGTCAGGTTCTTAAGCACCCCTCGAATGTCAGCCTTAGCACCCTTGGAAATGACAGGGAATTGCTCATGTCGTTCCATGCCCCGAATGAATGCATACCAAACCTTTGACTTCGGAGTGTAGAAGGTGGTTGCAATTTCCTTACGCTCCCAGTGCTTAGTGTAGCTAGGGTGGACATAAGCATAGTGTTGCCCAAAGATTCGGGCAGTCTCTTCCTGCTTGGTGACTGTCAATGTGCAGAGAACTTCCCTTGCTTGGTTGAAGGTGGTGAATACATTGTTACCCTGCTCATCACAAGCATAGTCTTCATTGGACATCAGCACCCTGTAACCTTCGGTTGTTTTAATAATTTGATTCATTTCTGTTCTCCTTTAAGTGCCAGTTCTTTTTCCATCCCCTTGATGAAGGCATAGTAGCCCTTTGTCTTTGGGGTGTAGAAGGTGGATGCTATTTGCTTAGGCTTCATTGACTTAGCAAGTTTGGGCAGGGTGACTACATAACACCTACCAAAAAAGTCTGCAGTAAATTCTATCTTAGTCATCACATGCCCCTTCCATAACATCACTCAGTTTAATGCCACTGCATAAGTCATCAGCACTATTCTCAAATGAGCTTCGAGTGTCATCAATAATTTCAATGACACTTTCAGGTGGGTAATTCTCAATTGGTTCCCACAGAATAACATCCTCATGCTCCTCTGTTATCATTTCTAACACCTCATCGTATGTCTTATCATCGGGGTAGTCAGAGAGCCACTGACCGAGAGCAAAACGCTCACTCACTTTCATTCTGTTCATAATGTATTTCCTTTCAGGAGTTGTTCTCGTTTAATGAAGGGTAGGTAAACTTTGTTACCAAAGAATTGATGCTCAAACAATTGATCTTCAACGATCTTGTCTGAGTGTGCTCTCGCTGCTTTCAATGTCTTGAAAGAAGCAACAGGGCTAGTGCTATTGGGATAACACACAATGAATTTGTATCTGTATCTCATACGATCTCCCATTTGTTGTATGAATCATTCATCCACTCATCAATAATTTCTTGTGGAAATTGTTGAGTATCTTCAACAGTGTAGTCTGTCCAGTGTTCAGACCTATCTCTGTTAACTTCCAACAGAAATTCTTCTGTTGTGTGTAAGGTAATCTTCCCTGTGTAGTCTGTGTTTTTAAACTGCATATCACCACCATGAATCGTAGAACACTGCCTTGCCATCAGCAAGGGCTTGCCTTGCCACCTTGACGAAGGTAGCTACGCTTTCGAGATCTTCGGAGTCTATCTCTTGAGCACCGAAGAAGAACCCATTGATAGGCACTAGCTTGTTGTTGCCAGTGTCCATCTCTAAACGATCAAGATCGTTAGCAGTGAGCCTCACTGTAGTGCAATTAAAGCTACCTTTAGCACCTCCCCTTTGGCGGTAGAGATCCTCCATCCAACCATGAAGTGCATTAAACTTACGCCAGTAGCAGATCTCCGTAGCACCATCACCCAGTGCCACATCAGTAGCTTTGTCACCCACCTTGTCAGCATCCACAATGAATGCATACATATCAAGTCCCATAATTGTTCCTCGGAAAGTTAATGGTTGAATAATAGAAGTCGAGGATTTCATCCTCTGTTAGTTCAAAGTCTATGTCACCGAGTGCCACAGCAATGCCAATGTCATAGACATTCCGAGACATACCAGTCTCGAATATCAGCGGTGTGTTCATGTCACCTACAGCAAACATGTACCACCATCCTGTCCTCATCCACTGTCAGCCATGCCTTCCGAGTGAATGAATCGTAAACAATAATGTCACCGACATTAATGATTGCCCCTGTCTTGCAACAGATACCTTTGTATCTAGCCTTCATGATCCGTTCCATGTTGCCTCCGAATGTTGTTCTTCAATATGCCAAGTGCCTATCTTGACAGCCTCTGCTATGGTTTCTGCGAAACCAATGTAACCCACTGCATCTGAGTCAGAGAACATCTCAAATATCTCAGCGTCCTTCTCCCATCTAACCCACACTTCGTAGCCCTTCTTATCAAGGATTTTCCGCATTGTATTTCTCCAAATATTTAAACAAATATTCCAGTGCCTCTGACTCTCTGTCAAAGGCTCGGTACTCACCATCCTCATCTATCCATTCACAAGACACAGTCTTGGCAAACAGTACACAGTAGTCACCGACATGTTCCACATACCAGTCATCCATCAAGTTCAAGGCATAGTCCTTGAGATAAATCTCATGGCAAGCTTTTTTACATGTTGTGTCATCGACTCTAGTGAGTCGCTCCAGTTCTGATGGGTGGTTGTCAGATAACAACCCCATCACTGCATACTTAAACATAAATCTTTTATGTTCGTCATCGTCCATCATTTGAAATCCCTCATGTAAATTGCACCACGCTTAGTGCCTTCGGCATCAGCAAACACTTTCATTCCAACAACATCAGCCCTATCCACTGATTGCTCAGTGGCTTTGATGATGAAGCTTGAATACTTATAAGGGTTATAAGATACTTGCCTACCAACCATGCTAAGGAATTCATAGTGGCTCTCGACTCTGTCGCCATTGATCCACACCCCAGTAACTCCGGCATGGACATTCTTTCGCTTCTCTCGAAGCACCCTCTGTCGCCCTGCTTCGGACACCTTGAACTTGCAACCCTCAAGCAACACAGTTTCACTGTGAGCAACAACTCTACCCTTTCGGTCACCTTCCAGTGCCTTAATGCTGAAGCATTTCTTGTGCAGATTGAAGTAAACGAAGACTCTCATTGTGTTTCCTTTCAGGAAAGCTTAGTTAATAACCAAAACTTTACAGCGACAAATGCTGCAAAGCAGAGCACACCTATTACATATTCCATGTCATTCATCTCCTGTCGGAAGGAATGTCAGATTCCCATCTGTGTACCTCATATCAAACATCAGAGCTTTCGCCCTGTTTAGATACTTCATAGCAGTCTCAGTGTCACCCATTGCCATCAGTTCCTGTGCATCGGACAACAGTCCGGCAAGCACCATCACACCACCTGATATCTTGTAAGTGAGACTGTCCTTCACGCTTTCTTTGAAAGCTTGGAAGTCACAGCCATACATTTGCATTTCTTTATCTGTCATGTTGTTTCCTTTAGGAAGTTCAATGTGGGTTGCTTCAAAGTTACTAAGTAACCAAGCGAAGCAATGTCAATCATCACTTTGTGAGTGAGGGTTTTAGTCCCTGCAATGGAAGCAAAAAGCTTTGCTTTGTTACATACAGGGTAGACTTGTTCTACTCCGTAGACGTTTCTAATTTCAACTATCATTTCCATGTTGTTTCCTTTCAGGAAGTTGCTTCAACCAGTGCATTTTCACTGTCGATAGTGACAGCATCAAACACCTGTTGCTTCGTGCCTTTGTAACCCATCCCTTTAAGAATTGCATAGCAAGTCTTACCTTTAGAGGTGAGTCGCATACCTTTCATCTCCAGTTTAAGACCTTGTCTTAAGCAACGAAGACGATAAGCATTGATTTGTTCCGGTGTAGTTAATACCATTTTGTTTCCTTTAGGAAAAGCGAAGCGACTTTGCTTCTGTTAAGACTTGTCTTAGCCCTAACAGAAACCCACTGTCTAGCACCGACCCCAGTGCCACAATGGAATTGTCTCTCATATACATTATCAACATGATGTATTAGCATGTCCTGTACATTTACCCTGTACAGACTGGGCTGATCCATAGTGATGATGCATACCTTGCTAATAGCATGCACCCTCACCGACTTCAGTCTTAATTTTTAAAGAACATTCGTTTGAAGCTTTGCTTCACAGCAGGGCTTCACCCTATAGAGAACGCTAGATAACATTCTGCAAAGCCCTAAGGCTTTACGCAAGGCTATCAAATAAGCTCTGCTTATACAACAAATCCTGTCGTATCAAGCTTCGCTTTACCTTTAGCATACAGTCCGACAATGACTTTGTCATCAAGGTGACGAACATCAGAGTTGTCTCCAGAGACAACAGGGATTCCCATAAAGCTTTGGGGAATGTCTTGTTCCTTTCGGAACACTACCGCCATTCTCATGTTGTTTAACAAAGCATTTTCGACATAAGGCTGAAAGCCTTCCACACCGGAATAGGAAAATGTCAGGTCATAGTTACTTGGTAACTCAGTGCGGTTTCCTCTCTTAGTGTAGTCATAGAATTGAATCTCAGGAAAAGCAGCAAATATGTTTACATATTCAATGCCATCAGTGTCAGTAAAAGCTACGCTTTCCCACCGAATGTCACTAGTACCATTCAATCTGACTAAAGGCTTTAAGCCTTGCTTGTTAGCCTTCTTGATAAGCTTAGCAATATCAACAACAAGTTGTTGCATGAAGCTGTTTCGCTCAGTGAAAAACCATGTGGTTTTATTGATCCTAGCTTGCTGAACAGAGCTGAAAGCTCCACGACCTGCAGTGTTGAGGCAAGCCACATCACATTGAGCCTTTTTAGCCATTGGACAAGTGTTCCACTTGGTAGTGTTTGCCGGAGCTAGATAGAGAATGCCAGTTAAGAAACCTAAGGTTTCACCCTTGATAGTTTTGGCATCGGACGATACAGAAAGCAGAGCTTTAGACTTGAACATTGTGTTTCCTTTAGGAAAGTTGTGGCAACATTGCCGTTGAGGTTTCAATTGTAGCGGTATCCAATAACCCTGTCAATCACAGGGCTTTTCTAGTGCCAATAAAGGTTTTACCTTTAAACAACAGGGCTTCATCATAACATCCCATCCACTGCATTGCCTCAGCTTTGCTGAGTGTGTAGTGGGATTTCTTGAATCCGACACCAGTTACTTTGTAACCGAATTTCCTAGCAACTAGTGCCAATGAATCGTCTTTGACAGCATAGACAAATGATGCAAGTGATGCAAAGAAAAGTGAAGGGATAATGTATTCCATGATAGTTCCTTAAGGAAAGTTAAAAATTAATAACCACAATTAATTCTGAAAGCTTGGAAAGCTTTTGTAAAATGTTGCTTGTCGTTTGAAACCAGTGCAACAACATCGACCCAGCCAGCTTGTTCCATAGCATAGGCTTCATCAGTTTTCTTTTGAATTGCCTTCAAAAGATCTTGGATTATTTTCCGAAGACTCTTGATATCTTCATCAATTACGCCCCTCTTTTTCAAGAAAGGTTTGACAATGGTATGCCATTTTTCATTGATACCGAAAATGTGATTCCCTTTTTCGGAACAAATCGATTCGGTTAAATCTAAAAACTTGTTGTCAATTTTCATCTTCATGTCTTTCATTTTATAAGAAAGAGAATAAGTTCCCTTTTTCACAAGTTAAAAAGGAACCTTATTCTCATAAAATGAAAGACATGGGTTCAGGCGCATGCCCGCAGATCTTCCTATATTTAAACAAAAGAAGATGCCAGCAAAGCTGTCATATCTTTTGTGATTATAAATATAGGAAGTCAAGATAGAGTTGTCCACAGTTTGTTCTTGGCTCGGCTTGAGATGTTGTGGATAACTCCAGTGACTGCTGTGGATAACTTTGGATTTTGAAGGCTGTGGATAACTTTGGTTTTGCTGTTGATAACTATACTGATCGGGGTATAGCTTTAGGGTGGTGGATATACCGACCTTTCTGTCAAGGGGTTATGCCAAAAAAGCATAACCTTTTCCGGTGGTTTTTAAGGTGGTGAACCGATTTTGAATCAGTATTCAAAGATCTTCTAAGTCCTTGAATTCATTGAAGATATCTTCTTCTTGAGTGAACTGCATTCTATGTCTTTGATTCACCTAAGATCTGCATCGCATCGCAGGGCTGCTACGGCTGCAGGGCTGGGCGGCAGCGTGGCGGGGCGGGGGCCAGCGGGGGGTGGTGCGTTATTGTATATGGCCTCGTACAAAAATCAGGAAAATAGAGCCTGTTAACCAAACTCCATTCTTGGCAGCTCCCACACCGTCATAGAAATAATATTTCATAACAAAGCTGCAGATGAAACAATCGATCTGCACCGTCAACTACCCAGAGATGTGTACACGCTAGTATAGGAAATGTTCAGTATATTAAACAAAAGGACAGATCAACTATGCATATAAAATTGCACAAGGTGCTAGTAGTAGTAACATATATGTTACTGGATAAGAACTGTTCTCATTGAAGTTTCATGCAAACTTAGACACCCCTATGGACCATTTGTTAAACAGCTAACATATCTGAACATCCCCTACAGAAAAAGCTTGACATTGGTTTCAATATGTGTAAAACTACCCGTACCTGCACCATGTATGCCTTTATGCATACAGGCGATACGAAACAAAGTATGAGCTACCTTCCGGCTACAGGTAAAGAAATGAGCTTGCAATCGGCTGCTGAAGAGAAAAGACTCGGAGAGAG